TTACCTCATGGCGTTTATTCTTTCTTGAATATCTTGAGGTGCTTCAATATACTCTTCTGCGTTTGTATTTTGACCGATAAGGGCATTTTCTTTAATTTGTAATGTATTTATATCTCTTTGGAATTTTTGCTCGATTTGAGCCTTATACGAATTTACATTCGTCTTTTCGATAAGTGATTTGATATTGTCCGGCATACGATTTATTTCATTCGCACGCTTAACAACTGTTTCGTAAGTTCTTAGAAAATTTGATTGTATTACTGTTTCTATCGTCTGATAATCTGATGTCGCCCAGTTTTTAAGGTTATCTGGCATACCAACCGCCTGTTTTACAAGTGGCGGCAGCTTGTTGAATTCTTCAACCGCCCCATAAGTGCCATTCCGTAACGCTTTACTAACTAACCCCCAAGCTGTCATTCCGTCAAGTTCCTGCGGCTGTGATATTGTCTGTATTTTACCTATCAACTGTCCTATGCTTGGAGCAAATCCGCTTATATCAGAGTTGATGTATGCTTTAAGTGCGACTGACACTTGTTCATAACTGTAATTTTCCAACATCATATTCCACACGTCTACTGTTTCTGATAGGTTGTTAGGTTTGTAGTTAGGGTAGCAATCACACATAATGCGAATAATCTTAACTGTCTCGTCTCTTGTCAAGAATCGCCACCCACCTTTAGAAGCTCCGCAATTTCCTCGATAAGATTGTTCTCCATTGTTGTCTTTGATTTAAATAAATTCACAACATCGTCAACAGCTTCATTGTAGCCAACTGTATATCCGTGGTTATATCCGGCTTGCCTGTTTTCGTTCAGTATCTGTGTTTCATTGTGCTTAAACAGCCTTGCCTCATCTTTGGTCAGCCACTTTATCCATTTACCGCACTTATTGCAATATAGACCTACTTGTGTACCTTTTTCCTCGATAAACCCATTCACAATCCCACATTTATTACAAGTTATTATCATTTATTATCACTCCTTTACACGTTATCCCAATCAATAGCACCCTTATTAAAACTCTGATTGCCTTGCTTATTAGAATTATCTTCTTTCAGCTCAAACAGTCCTTGCCAGCAATGGTCTACTGATTGATTAAGAATTTCAATGGCTAAGTCATTATCTCCACCCGATAGCTTTTCGAGAGTATTCATAGCCCTATGCAATGCCTTGTCAGTACAGATAGGTTTTTTAATTCTCTTGCGCATTGTCACATACTCGTTAAATGCTTCATCAAGTAATTCATCATCTGGATAATAACTTTTCTTTTTGGATATTACGTTAGTAATATCTTTTTCTTTTATATTCTTATCTTCTTTAATTTCTTCTGTTCTTTCATTCTTACTTTCTTTTAATATAGAGTTTGTTAATAGAATGTTATCTGTTTGTTGATTGTTTGTTAAGTTGCTTGTTATTTGTTTGTTATCTTGCTTGTTATCCGTTTGATACAAATTGTAGTTAACCACAGTAAATATCGTGAATTTGTTTGTTGCTTTGCTTGTTATTTCGCCTGTTAATTGTAAGTGTTTTAGCGAGGTACGAATTTCCATTACAGACAAATTAGTTTCTTTTGATAATTCAGATATTGAAGAGGGGAAAGACCCTCTTTCAATTATCTTGCCTTTGTAATTTCCGTCTTTCCAATAGGCACTTATCAACATATACATAAAAAGTCTGAATGTATTAATGTCACTCCACCATTCCCACTTTAAAATTTTTCTGTCAATTTTAATAAAATTGCCTGCCATAATTACCTCTTCAAGTTCTGCCACATTGTTACTTCACTAAATCGTTAATATTAACTCTGAATCCGTCAAATTCCTTACCTTTACTTCTAACATAGACAGACGTATCAAAGAACATCAAGTTGCCACTATTGTCGGTTGCCATACTTACACCATTTCTTGTAAGGCTGCCTTTAAGTAGGTCAAGTAAAATCTGTATTTCCTGCCTTGTTTCGTCTTTCATACTGTATCTCCTATAAAATCACTTATATTCATTTGACTGTCCTTTTCAAATACAAGCATTTCATTCTTTGCACGCTCGTAAAAGTTTCTGTCAATCTCGAATCCGTATGCACTTCTGCCAAGTTCTGCGGCGGCTCTTAGCGTGCTACCGCTACCGCAACAAGGGTCAATAACAGTATCTCCCTCGTCTGTAAAAATCTCAATCAGCTTTTTAAGGACTGCTACAGGCTTTTGTGTTGGATGAATTTTTGGTATGTCTTTTCCGTCTTTCTCCCAGTTGAACCAATTAAATACCATATGCCCTGTACCTCTGATATTCTTTCCGTTTTCATCAATCTGCAAGCCGTTTCTGAATTTCGGTAACTTATTTCGGTATAGTACGAGTGCATATTCCGTAGCACCAACGATACGCATATTCGCTTTAAGTACCTGTGGGCTGTAATTTTTACAGAATACAAGCGGTATGTAATTAACAAATCCGTGTTTCTTCGCCGCCGCAATCAATGTTGACAACTGCTCAAATGAACAAAATACAATCATACAAGGACTGTTACTACTTCTGCCCCTTGCGATAGGCTTTGCGTCCTCTTTTTTCAACATTTTTGAGCAAAAATGGAAGTATTCATACAGATTGAAATTAAAATCTGAATTGAAAGCTACTTTCTTCGCAAGTTTGCTCTCTCCGTTCTTATTATCGCCACCGTTGTACCACATAGGGTTACTTCCATAGAAATTAGTTCCTATATTGTAAGGAACATCAGCAATAATAAGCTGTGCTGGGGGTATTGCGTATTTCTTGTAATTTTGCATAGAATCACGATATATCTCGCATTTAATCTTCTTTTTATACATTCTAAATCTACCAAAAGGAAACCTCGGTTTTATGTCGCGACAACCTATTCCTTTCTTTGATTTTTAGTTAGTTAAATCTGTTTCTTGGAAGAGTAAAATTTACTCTCTGACCGCAGTTATAGCACCACTTGTAAGAGTATTTAATAATATCTTTACCTGTAAAAATCTGACCGCGCACAGGACATTTGTAATCATCTTCGCTATCCTGTACAGCAATTATATCTTTTTCTTTCAGTTTTTCTTTTAAGTGGTCTAATACCTCTATGCAATCATTTCTTTTCATTCTGAATCACCCACGTTCAATATCTCAAAAGGTTTGCCTTTGTCTAGCGTTAATTCCGTTCCGTCAATGTTGCCATTTAGCTTGTTTTGGCAGTGGCATAACAATGTTTCAAGGTCGCAGATTCTGCCAGCTCTGTATTCATTGCGAATAAAATCCAAAACCCTATCTACACTTTCCAACCTATATGCAAGTTTATAATCATCACTACTTTTAAAACGGCTATCGGCAAGCTTTCTGAACCTCTCTCCCTCTTCGTATTTTTCTTTCGCCTTGTTTAAATATTCTTCCGCTGTCATTCACTTTCACCCACTTTCAATAAATCCATAAACTTCTCATACTGCTTCTGCGATACTTTATTATTAGCCTTATCCGCTCTCAATTCGATTTTAAGGTGTTTTTCTGCGATAGAGGATAATTTCCTCGCCAAGTTCTTTTCACCTTGTTTTAGACCGTCTCTATAGCCTTTAGATGGCTTAAATTCATTTATCTTTTCTTTACCCTCTCCTTGACCACCTGCTGTTTTGTTGTATCTGCACTGATAACCTTTCTTGGTGTACTCCAAAATCCAGTACTGTTCCCATTTATCAAGCTCGTTTTCTGGGTAATGAATAAAGTTTAGTTTCCAACCATAAGGATTATCTTTGCTATAAAATCCTCTTTTCTTGATTGATAAATCTATGTGCTGATACCCTACAAGGTGTCCACACATCCTCTGCGATAGATGTAGTGCTTGCCCGATGTAAAAATAAGGAATATTGTTCTCGTCAACTCTGGTCAAAAAATAAATACCACTCTTATCATCAAGTTTTGGATTTATCTTTAGTAGCCTTTGCTTATTACTTTTCTCTATTGCCTTAGCTCTTGCTATGTTCTGATAATTCAACTGTTATCACCTGCCTTTAGCTGTTCCGCAAGCTCTTCCAGCTTAAACATATTGTCAGCAAAGATAAGCCCTGCATCTTCAACAGCCTTTGCAAAATCGTCAATAGCCTTATTTCTTACATCATCAGCTGTTACAAACTCACAGTTAAAAGTACTGCAAGTTCCTGTAGTATGATGTATACATTTATTGCAATCTCTATCCATTAATTTTACCTGCCTTTACTATCTCTATCGCCTTTTCAAGAGAAATAAGATAATTATTGCTGTTGCCGCTTCCATACAATCTTACAGAAGAGTCTGTTTTCAACTGTTCTACAACCTTATCCACATCATAGGCAGTTGGAGTTTGTGTTTCATCATTGATAATACTCTTTACGATATTCAGACCAGCATTTATGCCTTTTGCGTATGCTCCTATCTCTCGTTCTTTCTGTTCTTTTATCAGCTCTAATAATTTATCTGCGTCAATCAATCTCATTCTTCATCGCTCCAATCTAAATCTAATTTTTGACCACAGTTCGGGCAGTAATCATAATCATCATAACCAACCTCATATCTCTTATCGCAACAAGGGCAAATCCAAGTATCATATACAAGCGTTCCGTCTGGAGCATATCCATCACCCTCATAGGTTGGCTTCTTCGGTATCTGCTTTTCTCTCGCCGTCCTGCACTCTTCAAAAGTCCCAATCTTGCGATATTGACGCCAATCACTTAATGCTTCAGAATAATCGCTTTTCATATCCTGTAATTCTTCCAACGTGCCGATTGTGCGGTACTGTTGTACTTCTTCAAGTGCTTGTATTGCCATTTCGTTAGCCTTGTAATCATCTTCTGTAAACTTGCAGCCGTTGTTCTCGTCCTCAATCTGCATAAACAATCGCATATTTTTCAGTTTTTCTATTGCTTCATTCTCTTTCATACTCACACCTCTTTAATTAAATGGTAATCCCTCGTCTGCTACGCCATCTGGAATTGACATAAAGCTGTCTGAACTAGCATTATCGCCCATAATTCCATTGTTATTGTTCTGCTGGTTAGCACGACTTTCACAAAATTCATGTTTTTCAACAACGCAATCATTAGTGTAGACTTTCTGTCCGTCCTTGTTAGTGTAGTTGCCTGTCTGCCATCTACCCTCAACGATAATCTTAGTTCCCTGATGTAAATACTTCTCTGCAAACTCTCCATTTTTGCCAAATGCAATACAGTTAATAAAGTCTGCTGCCTGTTCGCCCTCTTTCTTGAAAGCTCTGTCAACAGCTAATGTATACCTTGCTACCGCCATACTTCCACTTGCCGTCTGTGAATATCTTACTTCTGGCTCTCTAGTCAGCCTGCCACATAAAATTACACGATTCATCACTTTTCCTCACTTTCTACTAATTCAAATCTGTATTTCTGTTCTGCATTAGGATATTTCCCCTTATCAACCTCGCTCATAAACATTTCAAGAGGTCTGTTCCAGATATGCCCCTCATATTCATACACAACTGAAATTTCCTCTGTTTCTGTGTGCCTTGAAATACCAATAATAGTAACAATCTTGCCAATCTTAAAATGCTTATATTTCTCGCCTTTCTGTGGTAAAGGTCTGTCAAATTCTGTACTGATGTTATCTGCCTTAAAATGCCTTGTGAGTAACGCAAGGTCACAGTTTGGCTTATCTTCGCCATCAAGATTAAATTCTTCTGATTGTTCGATATGTAACTGTTGCCAGTTTTCGGCATATCCTACATCACTTATATCCTCATATATATCCTCAAGTGAAATATTTTCACGATTGGAAACTAAATAGCCGCTAAATCTAAATATTCTTGCCATATTCTCTCCTATTCCGCTTCTGCTTGAAGCCATTCCTTAACTTCCGTCACTGTATGCATTGAAACCCCATTTTCAATAGTCATAACGCTACCCTCTTCATAAGTTTCTATTGAACATATAAAATCAAGCAACTCTTCATCCGACATATTCCTTATCCTGTCGGCATTGGTTGTTGTGAATTTAGATGAAGTAATCTCCATCGTCACGTCTGTAATAAGCCCATCTCCATAACCATCTAACTTTACAGATTCAATACTTCCAGCAAAATTGCCATTTAGAGATAGATTCAACATTCTCGGTTTTCCTGTAGCACCCTATCTATTTTCTTTTGTATCAAGAATTTTTATCAAATCACTAACTGTTACTACTTTCATTTTCTCCACCTTTCAATTCTTTCAATTTTGCTTCTGCTTCGGATTTTGCGAGGAATACTGTTTTATCAAACATAGATTGTTTTAACTTCGAATTGATTCCAAATTCATCAACTTTTACATTGAAAGCAATTTCTTTTTCAGTAATCAGTATGCTTAATACAACCGATTCATAAATAATTGGTTTATTATTATTAAATCCAATTGCATATACTGTATCTCCCACCTTACAAGGTAGAATAATAAGTCTGCCCTGCTCCTCTAAGTCTTCATATTCTGTCAATTTCTGTAATACATTATGGCGGTTATCTTCCCACTTAACAGGTTCTCCACTAGGTGTAGCATATACGCCTGTTCCGTTAGCACTTCTTCTTGTTAATCTCTCCATTACTGCTCCTTTCCCTCTTAATTATCTTCTTTCTCTTTCTTTTTGGCTTCTACAAGACAATCTGCAATAGCTTCTTTAATAATCAAAGTATTGTATCTTTCAAGGCTGATTGTTATTGTTTTATCCTCACATTCTGTTATATTTCCTAAAATATCTCTGTATTTAGCCATATAATCTCCTTTCTAAAAAGGGCACTCATTAGGATTAGCAAGTAGCCATTCCTTGTTGCGCTCTGCAACATCTACATTCGCCCCGCAAGCAACTTTTTTCATCTTCTCGATAAAACTATCTCTATCAGCATTTTCACTTGATAGATGGCACATTATGACGTTCTGCAAACTATCTGAATAATTCGCCTTAACAAAATCACAAGCTGTGTCAATGGATAAGTGACCTCTGAATACGTGATTAGCTTTGCCTGTGTTATCCCTGTCGATTAAATCCTTGTCATAATTCACACCCAAGAGAATGTGGTTTATGTCTTTAAACTTCCATTTGACAACCTCACAATCGGTAATGTAAAGCATTCTCCCCATTTCCTTGTGAGTAATCAAAAAGCCATATATCGGGCAAGGTTCACCATTTGCGTCTGTGTGCGTCCAGTTCCCATCTATTGTTGTTAGGTCAAATGCTCTTACAGTAAAATAAGAATTTGCAAGGAACTGGTTCATAAGCAAGGCTTCGTATGGCTTGCATACTGGTATTCCCATAGCTTCAAAATCTTTTACTGACTTGCTGTGGTCAAGGTGCTCGTGGGTGCATAAGACACCCACAACATCTTTAATGTTCCAATCCAAGCCCTTTTTAATCTCCTTAATCGGTATTCCGCAATCAAGGATAAGCGTTTCTCCACTGTCGGAAGTTAGGGTGTAGCAGTTCCCTGTACTTCCTGTGGCGATATATTTAAGTTTCATTTAAGTACTCCTTTAATACTTAATATTCATATTTCCGTGTTCGTTTACCCAATCAATAGCTTCTGCGTATGTCACACCATTATTTTTCAAGACATATAGCAGATTATGAAATTTAGGGTGTGTTTCCTTTAACATCTGAAATCTGTTAGGTTCTTTTTCTAAATGGCAACCAAATCCACACAATACACAGCCTGTTCTTTGACAACCTGTGGTTTTCAGCAATGGTCTTTCGTTGTCAAAAATTCCAAAATCAGCAAACGACATTTGATTCTCACATTGCCCCATAGCTTCATAATCTGTAACTACTTCGCCATAAACGGAACATATCGGCAGATTATTTTCTTTGATGTAAAGTAATACATCTTGTTCTGTCCAAAAGCTCATAGGATTGCTTGTTGGGATTTTCAAGTCAAATCCATTACAACCATTCTGTAACCATTGCGAAGTCCTTAATCTGCTTTCACTTGCCATTTGAGCGGTAATAGGTACTCTGCCTGTATCTTTATGATATTGGTGCATAGGCTGTTTCTTCATCACTTTACAGCATTGATTAGATACCTCAAATGGTGCATTTAACATAAACAGATACTTCGACCTATCGTACATACTGCCAAATTCATCACACTTAACACTGAATAGCTGTTTTACTCTGACAGGTGCTTTCAGAATTTCACTAGGGATATTCCCCATCTTTAAATCCACAAAAGCTTTGTTTTCCTTGTCTGTTCTCCTGTCTATTCCTATCAGGTCGGCTATGCGATAAGCAAACGGAATCTCTGTCTGTCTGTCTGTCTGCCTGTCTGTCTGTCTGTAAGGATTCTAATGTATCTTCTACTATCTGCGACACATTCTGATATTTCCTTTGAAAACATTGGGAATCCATACTGTTCACAAACCTGTGCAAACGAAATCTTGGGCTTTAAAATCACAAGGTTATCAAATGTCTGTGCAAACTGTTTCAACTCTGGATATTGTGTCGGAACATCTACGAACACAAAAGGAATATTTTTATATCCGCAAACTTCTCTGATTATGTGTCCTAAAACTGTGCTATCCTTGCCACCGCTAAATGACAGATACACGCCATCTTCGCCAAATTCATTAACCCAGTTTCTTGTTCTCTCTGCTGTCATTAAAACCTTGATATTCAGCGGTAATGCCTGCCATTGATATAATTCCTGCATTGTGTGTTTCGCCATACTCACACCTCGATTCCATCATCCTGTGGGAACTGAAAAACCATATTTCTATGATAAATTCTATCTTCAAATTCTACTGACTCCATTTTCTGTGCTTCTGTCAACATTTTTATAGCTTTAATTGCTTTTTCCACACTTAAATATTCAGCTAACTTTGCACCACTATCTGACGAAAAATTTCGACAATAGATACTCGCTACTTCTAAAGTTCCATGTTTCTCATCAGCCGTAGCTAATGTAAAATAATCATACGGAATATCAATTCTTCCGTCCTGTGAAATTACTCTCATGCTCAATCTCCTATTCTGCCTGCATAAATGGCGGTAATGTGCTATCTTCCACCTGTTCTTCGGTTGCTTCTGTGGCTGTGCTGTCGATAATGTCGCTTTCGTCAAAATCTACTGCGTTTGCGTTTTGTTCAATATCGTAAGCTACATCCTGTTCAAGCATTTCATCGTGGCTGATTTCCTCGTAATCCTCATTTTCATTGCCACTATGGGAATTATTGATATATTTAAGCAATCTATTTTTGACAGTTTTCATAGCCATCTGGTCAGCAAATTTCTGATGTGTGCCATTGCCATTCTCTTTGTAGCCATAACCCTGTTTCCAAGCCTGCTTAATCTGTGCAATAGTCATAACCTCTGCTATCTTCTCTCCGTCATCCATAATCGCCACTGCATAAGCCCCGGTAATCTTATCATTGTCAATGTTCTCAAAACTCTGTTCGTGGCAATCAATAATTGTTTTTGCGTCCTCTTTGTGGTACTTGAATACATCCCCTTTATAAATGACCGCTGCGTTAATGTCTTTAAGTCCGAATCTCCTTGCTATACAAGTGTTTCCATACACTGACTTCTGACACTGTAGCTTGCCGCCATAAGCAACTGGGTAGCACTGTTTCTTCTGCATTGAAAGTCCGTTCGTAACCATTTCAACAAGTGCATTCTCAATACTTGCCCTTGTGCAACTCTGTAATACAGGCTTCTTATTCATATCTACTGTGTCCTGTAAAATCAGCATTGCCGACATAAACTCGTTTGTGTAGTTGTAATCTTTAGGGAATGTCAAGCCGAATTTCTCTTTTTGCTTAATTTTAACAACCATTCCCTCTGTAAAATCTTTTGCTACAAGCTCTCTGCTTTCAGCTTCTTTCTTTTCCACAACTGCCGTATTCTCTGCCATAATTATTCCTCACTTTCTTCTTTGTATTGCTCTTTCTATCGCATTTTCACCGTTACTCTCATTTTCCCATTTTCTTAAAGTTTGCCTACTAACTTTTAGCTCCCTACTCCAATCTGATAACGTTTTAGTAGTTCCATTGTGCGTGATATAATGACTATTACGCCTATTCTTAGATTGCTCTCTAGCCGGAATCCAAGTACAATTAGATGGTTCATAGTTTCCGTTTACGTCTATTCTTTCCAAGGTTAGTGATTCTTCATAGCCATTTTCAATAGCCCAATCGTAAAATAAGCAAAAATTATTTTTCCACTCATCACACATCACTATTCCTCTACCGCCATAATAAAAATAAGCTTTGCTATTCGGGTTAAAACAGCGTTGCTTAACATCTGTGTATATGCTGTACAATCTGGTATGTGTTTTATTATGAGTAGTAAAATACTCTGCGTTTCTTTGAGTTTTTATGCAACCACAACTTCTTACATTACCACTTCTTAAACTATCGCTTGATACCACTTTTTCATTACCGCAATCGCACAAGCAATTCCAATAGCAATTCTTGTGCCCAGATTTAGAATATTTGTACTCACAAAAACCAAGAACGATAAGCTTTCCATACCTTTTTCCAGTTATATCTTTGGTTTTTATTCTTTTATTTTCGCTAATCATTTTTTATCTCCAAAATTTCCATATCTCCATCACTAACAGCTAGCATTATTACTTGTGATTTATTTTTTTTTATAATATTTGATACATTTTCTGAATCGAGTGATTCTATATCATCAACAATTAAAGGGCAATTTATGTTACATATTTTTTGAATAGATAAACATATATCTATCTTCCCCATAATTTTCTTTGCTTTATTTGATGTACAATCTAATAACGATTTGTTATCTATGGTAGGAATACAAACTGTTTTATAACCACCAGACTTTGTATAAGTGAACAACTGCCACTTAACTAACCCAAAATGGCTGTTTACGGCTTCTGTTAAGGCTTCATTCTTTGCTTTGTCTAATTCGTCAAGTAAATCAAGGATTTTCTCAGCATTAGCCTTATTCTGTTCAGAATCAATCCTTATCTGCCTTAATTCTTCAAGACGCTTTTCGTCTGCTGCCGTATCAGACTTTGCAATCTGGCTTTCGCATTCTGCTAACTGCTGCCTTAAAGCTGTTTCCTGTGCCTTTAATTCTGCCTTAACTGCTGAAATATCATTAGCCTTGTGCATAGCCTGTTCCTTTTCGGCAATCTTCTGTTCAAGTGCCTTATATTCCTCGGTGGCTGATACATCAATCTCCTGTTGAAGTTCTGCTAACTGCTTTTCAAGGTCTGCTAAATCAACTAAATGCTTTTCTAACTTCTGCTTTCTGTCAGCCAATTCCTGTTCAGCTTCAACTAACAATCCTTTGATTTCATCAAGCATTTTCTTAGCTGTGTTGCCCTTATCGGTAATTCTGCTAAGTTCAGTTTCTTTATGTGCCTTAAAATCTGCCTTTAGTTTCTCTTTCTTTTCCTCTGGGTATTCCTGTTTACAATAAGGGCAAATAAGATTATTCTCGTCAAATACACGCTCTTTTTCAGTTTTCCATTCGGTTCTGCTATCATCAAGTGTTTTCTGATATTCAGCTATCTTGTCCTTATCAAAACTAACAACATCTTCTGCGTTGCTGATTGACTTCTTGCTATCCTCAATCACATAATTAAGGTTACTAATCTGTGATTCAAGTTTTCGCCTAGCCTTAACATTTTCCTCATTAGCCTTGCGAGCCATATCACTAAGTTCAAACTTCAAATTGAGGATATCCGAACTAGCCTTGTCATATTCAGCCATCAGCTTGTCATTGTCTGTCTGCTTTGCCACACAATCAGCAATCTGTACTTTAAGGCTGTTTTTCTGTAATTCAAGGCCAGATACTTCAATAGCCTGTTTAAGCTGCACATCACGCTCTTTCTCTTCAATCTGCCCTTTCAGCTTTTCGGCATTGTCATCAACATCTTTTTTAATTTTATTTTTCATAGCACGTATTTCTTCGTATGTGTATTTTTCAAGAAGTGGTACTAATTCGGCAAGTTTGCTTTTAGACTTTGCCATATCAAGGTCGGTTGTTTTCTTTACTAAACTGAAAAGATATTCTCTCATTTCCTTTGGCTTCTGCGTAAGAAATACATTGATATTGCTACACATTTTGAAAATATTCATATTAACATCAAGATATTCATTGAATGCCTTTAATGTCTTTGGCACGCTATTGATGTAATATGAGTTAGTATCGCTTACAGTTGTCACAACAACGCCGTCCTTTACAGTTTCCCCATAAGTACGTTTCTGTACTTTCTTCATAGTTACTTCTTTTCCATCAACATCAAGTGTAAGTTCAACGCTTGTGTCCATATCATCAACTGATACTCCGTCAATCTCTCTTCTGACAACCGGATTATCCTTTAATTCATAATCACAGTTAAACAAGCACCACAGATAAGCCGTGGCAATAGTTGACTTACCTTTACCATTCTTAGCCATAATCTTTGTAATGGCATAAAAATCAAAATCTGCGTGTGCATAGCACATAAAGTTTTCAAGTATTACCTTTTTTAAAACTGCTCTTTCCATAAACATATCCTTTCCTTATTATATATTCATAACAAATACGCCATCTTCAACTTGGAAGTTATCAATTTCCCTATCCGCATAGGCTGAATACTTAGCTTCTTCAAATGAACCGTTAAAAACTGTTCCCTGCTGTGGTGTCCATATCTGGCATGTAACATCTTCATCAATAGCCATACTTGCTAACTCTCTAACTGTAATCTCACTATGCATTAGCTTCGCCCTCCTCTGCGTAATCAATCCTGCTTACTGATACTTCATAAGCAACCCTTGTCTCAATCTCATTGTCACTTATCTTCTTAGCGTACTCTCTGCTCTGAAATCTTCCCTGGATATGGATGTGTTCTCCAACTTCAAGCCCACCTGCAAATCTCGCATTTCTTCCCCATGCTATACATGGTATGTAATCTGATTTGCCATACGGTCTGTTTACTGCCACTAAGATATCTGCAATCTCTCTGCCCTTTGGAGTACATCTGTATATAGGTGGTTTGCAGATATGAGCGTCAAGTATAACTGTATTAATATTTTCCTCGAATGGTAGTTCTGTTGCGTCCTGTGCCAGTATTTCAAGTTCTCTTGCGAATACTGTCAGAATCAGTTTGCTCTTCACATCATCAATATGCCTGTTGAAGCTCCTTATCTGCCCTGAAACTGTGACAACCTGTCCTACTTTGATTTCTCTGATATCAACAAGTCTGTCTGATATCATTACCGGTAATGTATCCTTATTACCGCTTGTTCTTGAACACTTGAGCATGAACACATAAAACCCCTCGCCAAGTACTTCATGTGAGTACTCTGGCTCTCTCTCAACTACTCCTACTAATTTGATATTGTTGTTATTAATTGCATTTTCCATTTCTTTCTTCTCCTTACTTTAATATGTAACTTCCTATTGGTACTTTATCCATTCTTTCAATCAGATGGATTTTGCAGCTGAAAGTATAGAACTTTCTAAAATCCTTTTCCTTTATAGCTCTCTGCCTGTTTCTGTTCAGCTTAATAATTCTTTTTATGCTACTCATTGGCATTCTCCTTACATCTGTAATACATTGTTGCTATAACCCCTCTTGCTGTGAGACAGTCATAATTCTTCCATGCTGATAAATCATGGTTAGCTGATTTAATTGCTGTTCTAATTGACCTTTCAACAGCACATCTTGACTTGCCTACTGCATTGGCAATGTTGCTGTAAATCTTTTCCATTGTTATAGAAGAATCAAACTGTTTAACAGCTTCGATTATGTAGATGTAACCTCTTTTATTAGAGAGAATTCCCAGGTTGAACATTTCTTCTCTTATCCTTACTTCCATAAACACTCCTTACTTGTAGCAAAAGTACATGTTCTGTACTTTCTTATAAACACCGCTACCTTGTTTAAATTCAGCTTGATACAACACATTGCTAGGTATGTCATATCCGCTTATTAATAATTCTTCTGCTATTCTCCAGCACCTTTCTGTTGACTCTTTATAGAATCCGCTGTTTTTAAGTTCTGTACATTGATATTGCCCTGGCTGATATATAACTTCTTCAATGCTGTTAGGGAAATACTCACTCTGTACTCGGTTCAAAACAACGGCTCCTGCAAGATATAGCATTTCATCATCGTTGCATGTCGCTCCGCATTCACCCATCAGCAAATGTGCCATGAGCGATAACTCATATTCATCAACACTTATCTCTCCAGTTTCAACCTTATAATCAACATGTGAGTTGTAGCATTCACTTAACACTGCACTCTGCTGATTAATCTTAGCTTGTGGTTGTACTGATCTTAGAATCAACGCTATAAGGCTGATTCCTGCCAGTGTTGCAAATATGTTAATTATCTTTTCTTTCATATCTTCTCCTACATGTTTGTATCATGTACCACCTCGGCAAGTGCTATTGGTAACAAATAGGTGTCTATGAATTCGTGTACATCAGCCAAGTATTTTCTTTTAATACTCTTGTATGTCGCCACGCACCCGAATTCGCGTTTTAACTGCTTGTATATATCAGAATATACTGAACCGCGAATACCACCGTCTTTGTACGCATTGCTGTCCTTTCCGCCAAGTACTTCAATTCCTTTCTTTCTAACATGTTTCTGCACTTCTTCAATCTCACAGCCGTAAAGCGGAGTTTCTTCTTCGATACTGGTTATCTTATCTTCAACCTTATCAACTCTCTCTGTAAGTTCTGTGTTGCCCTGTGCCAATAATCTAATCTGTTCAGATGTTGTCAAAGGCTTACTGTAACTTCCTGTCTTTCTGATTGATGGAAGGACTTCTGATGTAACCCATTCTGTAAATCTTTCTGCACTCTCTTTTCTGCTCTGAAAGATTGTCTTGTAAAGATTGCTCTCGTTAATGTATAACAGCTTTTGTTCTCCACCTTTTGTAAGGGTAGGAATACTGTTCACACCCTTTGGGTTCAACCTCTCTTTAACCTTTGACGGCTGTGTAAGTTCCAATGCCTTGCATACATCAGCCAAGCAAAACATAGGTTCATCATCTTTAGTAATGGTTCGGATTTCTCCAAACTCTGAATTGCTAAAAATCTGTAGCTCCATAAACATTCCTTTCTAAATAATGTGTGATATATTTTGACCTTTTAAGGTGCATTTGAGCAATTTGCTCATTCCTATCTGCTGTAACTTGTAGAACTTTATATTTATTGATACAATAGAGAAGTGATGGTAGACACTTTTCAATCGGTAGGTAATTCACACTTGATACGAACAGGGCGCTATCCCTGTCAAAAAGAACTAATGATGTTTGAATAAAAGTTTGCAACTATTTACCGCTACCATCACTTTTCTATTGCATCAATATCAAAAATTCTAATCTGTTTGTACTTTATGCTATAATCCTCTTATTCTATTAGGAATTGAAGAAATGTTCTCCATTCTTACTCCTTTCCTTCTGTCTTTTCGCTCTCTCTTACCATTGCCATTCCCTCGGCAACACCAAGAATGTAATTTTTCTTGCTATCATCAAGTTTTGGTATTGTATCGGATAACTTCTTGATGATTTCCTTCTCCTTTTCACTCATTCACTTCCTTTCTGTGATATAATGTTTTTTAAAAAATATTGGAGGTCATTATGCAATACACACCAAATTGCCCAAATATGGATAAATTATTTCCACAACCCAAAATTCCTGAAATTGAAGTGCCTACATATGAAAAAGGCAAATCTCCATATGAGCTTTTAGAAAGTCAGTCTGCTTATCTTGAAAAGACAAACAAGGAACTCCACGATATGGCTCAATCCGCTAAATCTCAAGCTGATTCAGCTAAAGAGATTGCTGAAAGTTCCAAAACGCAAGCTGATGTTGCATTAAAAACATCAAGCAAAGCGGATATTAAAGGTTGGATTTCTGTGGTTGTTTCTATCATCTGTGCTTTAATGGAATTTTCTGTACATCATTCAGAAATAATTGATTTTGTCAAAACTTTGGTAAAATAAAATGGCAAAAAATCTGAAACAGCAAAACAAATATTGATAGCACTAATGCAACATCTGAAACAGACGGTTTCTTCATTTTTTCATCTCCTTTCTAAAAGTTAAATGTTTTGAACTTCTAAAGCAAAAAAATAATCCTGTATATCATCTTCTGATAAATCTAATAATTTAATTGCTTTTAAAATCTCAACCTGTTTCCAAGGTCGTTTACCCGTCATCTTAAGCGATAAGGTCCTGTCTGAACAGCCAAACGCCTTAGCGAAATCTGTCTGACTTCCATACTTTTCAATTATGCGACCTCTTAACTTACTGTAATTAAAAGCCATTCTAATTTTTCTCCTTTCTGCATTTTAAGTTCAATATTTTGAACTGATTGTATAATATCATTATCAAACCGTTGTGTCAATAAAAAGTTCAATATTTTTTACTTTTTAAGTTTTACATCTTGAACTTTTGTTCAAATAATGCTATATTATCAACAGAAAGGAGGATAACTAAAATGAAAGAAAGTACATCAGATAGGCTTGAACAGCTAATGAAAGAACGTAAGTTAAAACAGGTTGATATTTTGAACTTATCATTGCCTTATTGCAAGAAATACAATATCAAGATGAATAAGTCAGATATTAGTCAATATGTGTCAGGAAAAGTTGAACCTAGTCAAGAAAAGTTAGTTGTCTTAGGAATGGCTTTGAACGTGTCAGAAGCGTGGCTAATGGGATTTGATGTTTCACCAATCCGTAAGGATAATTCAAAAGAAGCTGAAAAAGATATTGATTTACTTTGGAAGTTTTCTATGTTAGAGCAAAGAGATAAAGAAACAATATTAGATATGATAGATGTTATGTTATCTCGAAAAGAAAAGAAGTAGGGTTTTACCCCCACCTCTTCAAGAAGTTTTCTATGAATGAATACAGGTACTCTAATGTACCTGTATTTTCTATTTTTTCTATTAATCCGATAATCTTTTGCTTATATTCCTCATTCTCCATATATCCCCCTTATTGCACGATATAACACTGGTAGCGATGGTGTTATTATAGAACATCTGTTCTTGCATGTCAACCTATCCCCAGTAGATTAACAGTTTTCAGCGGTGACACTGCCAACGCCAATCAAACAGTGCCACCTAGCCGAAACTTGAAGATTCTGTCCGAACTCTCTCGGACAATTATTATTATAAATACTGATAATGTAAAAATCAACTTAAAGATATCGCAAGTTTCGACAACATTCGACAAATTATGCACATTGTGATATGATTAGTAAAATTAAATTTAAGGGGGATTTGCCTATGAAAAATAGAATTGTAAGCATTATGCTTGTTATGTGCTTATTGAGCCTTGTAGCGTGTCAGAATGGTGCTTCTGATAATATCGAGAGTACCGCAACAGAAACACAAACTGAAACTCAAACCGAAAAGAAAGCTTCTGGTTCTGGAATAAATAAAAAAGCTCTTTTTAAAGATGTTGCTTTTAAAGAAGATAGAATGATGTACTCTGATAAAGCTACTGCTTCCGATTTAACAAGAAAGCCGCAAAATTATATTGATAAAGATTTTGCACTTGAAACCCATGTTATTCAGCTTGTAGAAGATGGCTCTTCTTTTCTTGTTAAGGGTGGTCCTGAATGTTATTCTGTTATATTGTGTTCAGTATATGAGAACAACCTTTCAACAGGTAACAATATATTGGTTGTTGTTAAGTTAAATACCGACCTTGATAGGATTATAGTTAATGATAATGTTACATTTTATTGTAAAGGAACTGATAAGACATATTCATACACTACTGTATTAGGCTCAAGAGCGACTGTTCCTGTTGTTATATCAGAAATGTATGACATTCATTAAAACATTACCGGGAGCATTGCACTCCCGGTATTTTTATTAAGGTTAGACTAATTCACAATCAGCTACATTGACCGCTGCGAATAATTCTCCGTCATGCACAAGCACAACCCTGTCTCCACTTCTTTCTGATACTGTATACTCGTCATACCAAGCCTTAATAGGTGTGCCATCATAATCAGTATCGCCGACAAATCTCACTGTGCTACCCTCTTCAATATCTTCACTGAATGGGATATCAGTAGGTGTATCATCAGAGCTTCCACCGCCGACAAATTCAAGATTAGCAATATTGACAGCGGCTGTGATTGTTGTGCCAATACCTATAACAATTCTGTCTCCGTCCTCTTCGATTACATCATATTCATCATAATATGTCGCAAATCTTACGCCGTCATAATCAATGTTATCAAGTACTCTGACCTTCTTGCCGTCACCGCGACTTACTGTATCTGTGTTGACGGCATTGTCATTGTCATAAATGCACTTAACAAGGCTAATGTTATTCTCGTCAATAGCAGCAGTAGTTACGCCATCAACCCCGATAACAACTCTTCTGCCACTAGCCGATAAGACACTGTACTCATCATAGTAAGTGCCGAATGGCTCGCTATTATCGTACTGAATAGCGTTAATAACCTTAACTGTATCGCCTTTATGATACTTAGTGTCTGGTACTGGCTCATAGTCTGGCACTGTAACTTCTTCAACAACATGGTCTGTGCAATAATCAGTATAGCAATAGTTCTGGTCTACTGTCTGCCCATTAATCTGTGTGTCTCTAAGATAATTAACACTTCCGCCAAACTGCCACATATCATAATCAACGGCAATACTAGGCTCTACATCTGAATATCTTGCAACCCAAATGGCATATCCAGCTTCTTTTACTCTTGAAATGTCTACATAATTGTTAATGCAGTTCTCATATGAGTATAAACCAACATTCTTATAGCCTGCGTTTCTCATTTCATCAAGGAATGCCATAATAATGTCTGTAAGGTCGTTACCAGTAACCATGCCTGCTTCAACATCGTAGAATACTGGGTAGCAGAATGATTTACCTGCTAAAAGCTGTGCAAAATATCGGGCTTCATTTACAGCTTCATCAGCACTTAATGCATTGCCAAAGAAATAGGCTCCCTTGTGGATTCCTGCACTTTCCAACTTGTTATAGCTGTTCTCAAACTCTCTATCTTCGTATAAACCATCATCAGCACCACCTGCCTTGATAATGGCAAAATCTACACCCTCATTATCCTTTGCACTTTTGAAATCAAAGTCTCCCTGCCACCTTGATGTGTCAATTCCGAATAATTTACTCATAATTTACCTCCTAAATTTAGAAAAATGTGTAACAAAAAAGCACCCCAGTGTTTCCACTAAGGTGCTTGATTGCAAATATTATATTGTTAATGTTATGTGGCACTGCCAACCTTGCTAATTGTTTCTTGTAGTTCGTCATGTTCGATAAGAAAATACTTTACATCTTCTTCTGTAATTTTTGTCAATACCTTGCGTCTTATCCTCATTCTGCAACTAAACAGTAATTTAATGAAAGAATTGCTAATGCATGATTTGTCAGCACTACTTAGATTAAAGCTCCAGCTTGTTTCCATTTTTGCCACAATGTATTATCAGTATAAGTAGAACGATAATATATATATTCATCATTTCCTGGAAGCAGTATTTGTGTACATCTTTTTGTGTTAGCCGCAATCACTATAAGATAACTATTTGTTACTTTAGTATTTGGAGCATTCCCCCATGCTGCTGTGTTTAAAAGATAATATATTCCAGATGTAATTATGGTATTTAAGTCTGTGTTTGGTTCTAAATTTTTTGCTTTGTTTACCAAAGTGGAAAATTCTATATTACTGTTTAATTGCGTAACTTCATCACGAAGATTACTAATCATATCATTGTTATTCTTAATTCCTGCGTCCATTATATTTAAGTTTGCTGCACTAAGCGGAGTACTTTTGCTTGGCGATTGTTGCCAGTTTACACGGCTGTACGAAAGAAATCCAGTTAAGCTCATAATTTACCTCCTAAAAAATAAGAGTGCAGGCTTAAACCCACACTCTCTGATGATTTACTCTGTTATTGTATCTGCTGTATTCAAATCAACTGTCTGCTGTTCACTCTTTAACAGCTTATTAACTTCCGATTTAAAATTCTCATAATCATTATCACATTGTGTCTGATTTGCAAGGTATAATTCCTTGTTAGTGATTGTCTAACTAATTGTCAATGAACCAGATTTCGGAACAGCCGCATACATTGTCATAGCTGATTGACCGTTAATCACAGATGTTCCGCTTAAGTTTGTTGTTTTTGTTATACTTAACATATTGTTTTCCTTTCTACCGCTGTGCGGATTTATATACCTAATTTTCGTTTAATCCACTCTGACAGTTCAACCCATGCACCGCCAGAACTTATATAATAATATCCATACACATAACAATCTCCCTGATTTAACATTAAAGACTTATCTCTTAATTCAGATATACTATTTCCGCTTTTATCCAAAATTGCGAAGCCATCTGCATCCATAAATGATTCATATTCATCTGATGTATAACTTATTTGATAAGGAGACATTTTAGCGTGCCTACTGCCGTAATTTAGCTTAATTGCAGATGTGCTCAATGTACTTGTGTTAATGTCTATATCTCCTCCGGTAATATGAGCTGATTTTGCATACAAGCTACCATCATGTCCTACCTTAAACACAGAATTTTCTGGTGTATCAGAACCAGCCCAAAACGCCCAAGCATATCCGCTTTTACTACTTATTCCAACTTGTTCACCCACTAAAGTATAATCATTAATTGTGTATCCACCTATTGTGCTACCTTTAGCATTTAATTTTTTACATGTGATTGTTCCATCTGCTGAAATAGTGGTATTAGTTGTCGTTAATGTGAATAAGTCGCCATTAATATTAACAGACTTATTACCACTAATATTAATTGTTCCACTTGCATTAAGTGTTATATCATCTGCAATAGCTTCAATTGCAGATTTAAGTTCTCCGCTTGTCGGTTCTTTTTTGATGTAAAGGTCAAGGCTTGCTGTTGTAGCATAACCTTCAAGGCTCTTCTTTGTAGCGTAATTATTAGAGACTTCCAACTTTATACTATTGCTTTCCTTGGTTATTGCCTGTGTAATAGCATTATTAACTTGTACAGTGGTGCTATAATTGTCTCTTATATCAATCTGTGTCTTACTTAATTCAGAGCTGATTGTATTAAGGTTCACCTTTAACGCGGCATTTTGATTAAGAAGATAAGCGATTTCGGTTGAAGATATTTCTTTCCAACCGTGCGTTCCGTCTATTTTTTTAATCCAACGCCACGCTCTGTTCTGTGCTTCCCAATACGCTATAATGCCTACATAATTATCATATTCTGCTTCTGTGTATTCCCATGTGCTATCACTAGGGTATCTATCATCGCTTGGATATATAGGTACACTCCACTCATTAGCTGGATAATTATCCTTAGTCGGCTCGTATGTCACCTGATATACCTTGAAATCATCGTTGAGTTGCTTGTAAACATCTCCTATTTGCACACCGAAGCTATCAAGCGTACTTGTAACTGTATTGAATTTGCTTTCGATAGACTCTCCATTGCGAATATCAGTCCACCACAACTTTTGGTCAATAAAATCTTTAGATTGCTTAATAGCCGAACCCCATAATGTAGAATTGCCGCCAACGGTTGTCTGAATACTCTTAAATACGCTATCAAGGGTTTGCTGTTCACTATCAACATATATCTTCGTTGAATTAAGCGTGTGTGAACCATCATTGTTGATAACATTGAACAGCGATTCTATATTTAACTTGCTTGCGGCAATATCAGCATTATCCTTAACCATATCATCACGGATAACTTGTCGTTGAATACCTTTGTCTGTTAATCCAATAGCGTCAAACATCAAATTGCCTGATTTATCCCAGATATACATGTTGTAATCTGAATTAGCGTCTTTACCTATCTGAACCCTAACCCTATTGCTGTCAGATATTTGAATTGTATTGTCTTTCCACTGTGACTTGCCATCTTCGCTGTGAACAAGTACATTAGTAGTATTAATGTCAAGTGCTGTGATTTTGCTTGCGTCAAGACTATCAATCATTGCTGACTTAATCTGCGCTTCTCCCAAAACAGCAATAACAGAATTAGAGAAATCCGTTGTTATTGTTGTTCCTGTTGCTGAACCGAATATTAATGTCTTGATATCAGCTACATTTGCGTCAAGTATGCCAACTTTCTCATAGTCTACTTTAAGATTTGCAATATCCGCATTAACAGCCTTAAGGCTTTCCACATTAGCATTAATGATATCTGCATATGTTGCATCTAATTTATTTGTTTTAAGGTTATCAATATCAGCATTAACAGCCTTTAAGGTTTCAATGCTTGCGTATCTGATATCAGCTTCATCAACAGATAGTTTATTGATAAGTGCTTTATTTACAAGTATCAAGTCGGCATAGTACCGTTCCATCTGCTTAGTAATAGGTCCAGAAGCAACGCTTGTATTCTCCGTGTCAGATTGACCTATAGATGTAACAGTATCTATAAGTCCGCCGTCACATTCGTGCGTAATCTGCATTATAGGCACTTTGTAATCAACGCCACCTTTGTTGACAGTTATAATGTCGCCAACTTCTAGTCGGTAGTCACCGACAAACTTAACTGTAAGCGGTCTAAATGTAAAACCACCTATCTTTTTATAGACTTCATCAAGAATTGCCTGCGTCATAAACGGATTGGCAAAACTAAGTCCTGTCGCTCCGTCACCAGAAGTAATCTGACTTTGTTCTGTAGAACCGCTTTTGGTATTATTACATGTCAGCTTCTGTATAATAAAATCTTTACTCGTTGTGAATGTAACACTCTGCTGATAATACTTATGTCCGTCAAGTACATATCCGCTATCCTTATACCACCTTAATTCAAGGTTTCCATCAGAATTAATTACCGCGTTACAACCTTGTAGCATAGCCATATAACCGATAATTTCTCTGTAGGTATATCCTTGTGGTTTGTCGCTGATAGTATGTGCTGTGACTATATTTGTCGCTAAAGATATACCTAACTTGCCGCATATCTCATTAAGAATAGCTTTATCTGTGTTAGGAAATGTCATGTCAGAGAAGTAAGGCATGTCAGCCTTATACATTCTGTCGTATGCTTCATAGTTTGTATACTCTCCATCACTTGTCTGTTTAGTAACTGTAAATATTCCCAACTTAATATAGTTAATTTCTGTGCCAACCTTAACACCCTCGAATATGGCAATCTCCTTATTTTCGAGGCTTATTGCTGGCATATAAATAGAAAAGGTAACACCGCTACTGCAAGTGTTACCTATCGTAATTTCGTTATTGGGATTTATCATGTTTTGAAACTTGAAATTGTTAAGTGTTTCGGTATGTTCTTTTCCGTCAACAACATACTTAGAATAGTATCTTGCACTATTTCCCTTAACAATTTCCGTCATAGCTGTGTCTAATATCTTCATTCTACACCGCCTTTATTGATTAATTAATGGCTTATCATAAATTCAATTGAGTATAATTTAGCTGGTGTAATTTCTTCGCATTTATCGAATGCGTCCATAGGAAGCATTGTCATGTCAGGTGCTTCAATCTCCTGCTCGTTGATTTCCTGCATTTCTTCCTGTAACTTCTTTAAGTTCTCTGATGTAATCTGATACTGATTATCGTTGATAACTGGATTACCACTGTCGTCCTTATCTGCATACTTAACCTTGGTATCTTCTATGGTCTGTAGCGTTGTTTTGTACAGTTCTTCCAATGCCTTAATATTGCACATAACAGCCATAGCAATTCTGCCTGTAGTCTTGTCGTGCGATATGTTACTTAAGCTCTGAAATCTGTCTATTAACTCACTTGTTTTAAGTTTCATGTGGAACTCTCCTTTATTTTTGAATTAAACTTAATTTTGCTCCGACTATTAATCCATCCTCATTCTTTGCTCTTGTGAGATACGGATATGTCACATCTCCTGTGTATATTGTCATTTCCTTTTGTGTACCGCCTAAGAATAGGACTTGTGCTGTCGGGAATGGGTTATTTTCATCACTAATCACATTATCAAGTAACAATGCCTGTTCGCCTGTAAGTGGCGGTAATTGCAGTTCTACTTTGTCTTTGATAGCTACGATTGTGCCTACCATTTCGCCATAGTCGTTCCTGCCTGTGTTTTTAGACCATACCTTATTTCTACTGTATGTGTAGCCGTTATATGCTACTGGGAATGTCACTCCCTCAATCACAACTGCGTCAATCAATCAAATCACCCCTTTCAAGGCATTAAAAAAGGAATGCACCATTTCTGATACATTCCTTAGTGTAGTTGCAAATTTCTTGCAACCATTATATTTATTTCTGTTTGAGCCATTCTAATATTCTCAAGAAAATCTATGCAACTTCATTGAATAATTGCAGTATAAATTCTCTTCCAAGCTGTGTTATTCTCCTGTGATAAATAACCTTACCATTGTCAAGGATTTCTTGCTTAATCTCTTCATATCCCATACTGCTGTATGGCGAGTAAAGAACCCAAGTTCCATTGACACTGTATTGAATTTTTTTATCAGCAAGTAACTTATTAAGCTGAATAGCAGATTTCAGATTCAGTTCCTTAGCAATCTCTGTCATTGTGTATGTCTTATTGACATGTGTTAAGATAGCGTTCTTTCTTTCTGCCTCAACTCTTGCTTGTCTTTCTTTTTTTAACTTTGTTAATAGTTCTATTCCAAAGTCTGGATTATTCAGTATTTCATCAATAACATTATCAGTAGCATATATTCCATTCTTGCGAATTGACGGAATAATCTCGTCTGCCACTAATGCTTGAAATTTCTCTGCTGTTTCGTTTTTGGCTTTCATTGCTAGGCGGTAGAAGATGTTTTCTGGAATAAAATCTGGCAATCCATCTTTTCCAATCGGCTTTAAATTTCCGTGCCAACTTGTTGGCACGCCTAATTCATCAAGGTATTTCCTAATTGTTTCCCATCTAACAACCTCGTTACCACTTGCGGCTATTCTTGTAAACCCAAGTCCTCTAGCAACATTTTCCAATCTTAAGTACGCAACGCCATTCTGCTCATAGCAGTCTACGCCGCAAATATTCTTAGTGTTCATAGGTACTTTAATCTCATTGTGAGAACTATCTTTTGTAGTTGGATAATTATAACTCATTATTTTACCTCCTACAAAATCTTATCATTTGCTCTAAACAGAATCTATTGCGTAGTGGGAGCATATGCCCACAATGCCTCACGCAATATTTTGATTACACAGTAGGAACATAAGTATCGTCAATAACACCTATTGCTAATTTCATGCCTGCAGCAGCGTAAAAACTATTGTTTTCTACCACACAACTGCTAAACATTTCTTCCAATTCAGAATAAACCTTTTCGCTCACAATATCTTTAAGTTTGCTCATAAATGGTTCAAAAAATTCTATATACTTATCTCCCTGCTCTTTTGTACTCATAATCTGATTTGCACATATAATATCTAAAAATTTATCCATAGTTTTCCTCCAAAAAATCTTGAATTTTCCGAAAGAAACTGATATGATAGATTTATCAATTCCTTTCGGATTGGTGCTTTTAAAGCGTTGTGTTCGTTGGTAGCGGTGCAACGCTTTATTTTTTTTGCCCTTTTACTTTTTCAATGCCTTTTTTAATCAAATCAAGTATTGTATATCCGCTTTTATCAGAAAAATTCATTATTTCTTCCTTTTCCTCTTTGGTGACACGAATATATATTCTTTCATTTTTAGGATTGTCGAGTTTAGGTCTACCTTTTTTATTGGACATATACTCACCTCTTTTCTGTCCGCACATTTAATATAAACCGTACGCACAAAAAAGTCAAGCACTTTTTCAATAAAAAATGGAACGCACCAAAAGATACGCTCCATTAAATAATTTATTCAAGTGTTAATGTCTTTTTAATAAGTTTTTTATCAATAAATGACGAATGGGCTTCCACCTCTAAATCTACATTACTTCTATCATTTAAAATAAACGCTTCTGCAATTGTAATAGTCGTGTTTGGCTGTATTTCTTTCATAATATTATCTTCCTCTTCGACAACTTTGAGTAAAGGATAATCCAATTCTACGCCATTTTGAAAACAATTTATGTCATAATTATATGCAGCTCTGGTATTGTCTTTAGAATTATTAGTGAAATCAAAATAAACAATAAGAACTTCTCTGTCATTGCTATCTGTAATTACATCATGCTTAAGATATTTAAGCGTTGTATTATCATATGTAACTGTATCTGTGTTCTGTTCTGTTGTAGCAACTTGTTTAGTGACATTTATGCCGTCTGCATTGTTATTATTTCCATTTCTGTCAATTACTACTATTAACATTAATATCGAAAATATAATTGCAAAATAAGAACCTAAATGCCTTTGTGATCTATTCCCTTTGCTTTTAATCAAATCCACAATAGCTAATATAAGTGCTACTGGAATTGTAAAAGTAAAAAGTGCCATAACCGCTGCCACTATGCTAAGTTTACTATCTTTCTTTTTCTGTTTCTTATCTACCATAATGTGTTACTCCTTTGCTTTTATTGTTCTATTTTGCAATTATTAAGTATTAAAAATTGACCTTTCCCAACTGTGCAATACGTCTGATTGTCAAAGTTATCATTGCTTACAATGTGACTTTGCCTTAAATCATCATAGATACAATAATATCCTCTTGATGATGTGGCTATCAGTTTATATTCTCCTGGTTCTATGTCAATTCCAACCTCTAACATACAATTATCAAGAGTAGTTTTGGTTGTATAATACTGTCTAAATTCTAAAAGAGGTATCGCATTGCACTTGTTTAGTTCAAGATATTCTCCGTCTTCTACGCTTATCAACATATTGCCTTTGAAGTTTTCATTAAACTTTATTTTGGTTTTATTACTGTCTGCATATACGCCAAAATAAGCCGAACCTTTGCTTGTTAATGATTGCAAATAGTAATCGCCGTTTGGAATATCTTTACCTACTTTGTAAGTGCCTGCCTTATATTTTGTCAGTTTATCATATGTATCTTGTGTTGTCTTTTGTATTGTAGCCGCCGTGGTCTTTTCAGCAGCTTTTTGTGTTGTAGTTGTAGGCTGTGTATTTGCTATTGTTTTATTATCGTTTTCAGTTATGTTATTGATAATAAATAACGCTGTAACAAATACTATTCCTGCCAATACTGCAATCACTATCTCTTGTAGCTTCTTTTTGCTATCTTTTTTATCCATTGCAATACACCCCTTTGCTTTTATAGTGCTTAAAGTGTATCACAACGGATTGGATTATTCAATTAAATGTTAAATGCTGGCTGTCCTGTCATAGCTGTATACTGATTGGCATATCTCTGTGTTGTTCTGAACACTTCCTGCCCGTCAATCTGTACAACAATGTTTCCATTTTGTTGCCCTATATTCGCATTGGCAAATACTTCTGACATTCCCTCAATAACAGCTTGCTTAATACCTTGTGTTATCTGGTCGTTGTTTGCAACCGCTGTCTTACCATTGCTGAATTTACCGACAAGCTCATTATGATTTGCATAGAACAGTCCATCTTCTCCATCTGGGAATCCACCCACTGCATACGATTTAGGAGTTATTCTAATATGAAAAGCGCTACTTGATAAATTTCCGCTATTGTCAAAAACATCTCCACTAAAATTAGAAGCAAAACTGCTTGATAAGCTATTTTTGATTCTCCAAGAGTTACTGTCTATTGTATCGGCTAATGCGTTCATAAGTTCTGTTCCTGTTTCTTCACCTATTCCGCCAGCATCAACCCTGTCAATAATATTCTGGTATGCCCTTTGCGCTGCGTATGGTATATCGCTGATGTTGCTGCTAAATCTACTGCTTAAATCAGATCCTGCATTTGCGCCTATGTTTCCAAACTTTGAAAAAGTACTGCTTGTGTCAGAATCAATAATACCAAGTTTTGATTGTACTTCGTTTTTAGCTTGTTCATACGCATTTGTGATAGCCTGCTGCGTATCTTGCGAAGTTCCAACAGCGGTATTTTTTAATTCATTCCAACAAAACTGCATATCATCCGTAGCTTGCTGAACTGTTCCCCTAGCTTCATTAACCTTATCTTGATTGGCTTCAACTTCTTTGTTGAGTTGTTCAATTTCTCTTGTTACGCTCGCATAAGCTGTAGCTTCATCTGGCGTCATTTCGACAACCTGTAAAGCACCGTTATATGTCAGCTTATTAAGTTCCTCTTGTTTCTGTCTCAACTTTTCTTTGCTGTCGTTGAGAGCATCTTCCATTTTCTTTAATTCCTTCTTCTCTTTATATTCATCTTTAATCAATTGAATATAATCTTCCCTTAACGCTTCCAAGCGGTACTCTTCCTGCTTTTTGTCAATCAGTTTTTCAATTTCTTCTCTAGTTCCCTTGTATGCGCCAGTTTCCGTGTCAATAACTCCGCTTAATTCCGGTACTTTTTCAACTAATTCCTGTGCAATATCCTTGAGTAATTTCTGCTGTTCAGTTGTTAAGCCTGTTTGATTTGCTAGTTCAAAGTATTTTGTTTTAAGAGCTTCGATTTCATCAGCTGTTGTATTATTTTTCCATGAATCTTCTATTGAAGCAATTGATTGTTGTATTTCACTTGTGGTTTTGCCAACCTCTTCTCTAATAACTCCATATCCAGATAAATAATCTGGAATTTCGTCTTGGATTTTAATAAATCCTTTGATTGCACCTGTTACACCAACTATTGCCGCCATAGCCAAGCCTGCCGGTCCAAAAGCTGTGTATAATCCTGCTGCACCGATAGCTGCACCACTTGCTATTTTAGCAATTGAAGCAACAAGGTTGTCACTTCCTTTAGCTATATCGGCAAAACCACTCTCGATAAGTTTAAATTCTCCAAAAGCTGATACTCCGCCAAGTAATGCTTTTTGGAACAATGACATATTATTTCTAACTTTAGTTATTCCGTTATTGAATACAGTAAATGCCCCTTTATCTTTAACAATTTTCCTAAAATCTTGGAAGTCCAATGTTGCCTGGGCAATTTTAGGGTGCATAAATGTTAATGCCGAGGCTGCCGCCGCGCTGCCGTTTTTTGCTGCTTTCATTGCTCTAGCTGTATCTTCTGCCATTATGCTTAATGAGTTTAGCTTGTTATATGTTTTAGTAAGGCTTGCTATTACGCTTGAAGCGCCTATCGCCTTAAGCACTTTAGGAACTGCTACAAGCGATATAAGTAGCGTTTCTATTGGTGCTTTAGATAATAAACCTAAGTATAACTCAATAGCGCCTTTTAAACCTTGTACAATAACTTTTCCTGCTGCATTAAATACCTTAGTCCAATCAATTCCTGCAAGGAAATCACCCATCTTTTGACCGATTGTAAACCAAGGAACTTTATCAATGGCATCTGCAAACCAGTTAAGTATTCCTGCCACAAGGTTAGATGTATCTTGTCCTGCTGCATAGAAATCCCCAATTGCAAAGTCTTTAAATATCTTCCTAACAGGTTCAAGTGCTTTCTCTATCTTATCAGCCCAAGCAACCGCTGAATTTTCCATATTGGCAAATGCTTTATTCCATGCCGCTTCATAATCAGCCGCCGCCTTAGCGATATCATCTGTCAAATCAATAGTGCTACCGCCACCACCGCTTGAACCCTTGCTTGAGCTTGTATCGTCCTGCAATTTATTTATTTCATCAAATCCCATAAGGGATAATGTAGCTTTCTTAGCTGAATCAGCTACATCTTGGTAGCCGTCTGAAATATCTTCTAAGCCGTCTGATGTGTCTTTATAGCCACTTTGTCCGAAGCTCTCAAAGTCAATCTTAACCCCCATTAAAGAAGCAAGGTTGACTAATAATCTTTTGATTGCAATAGTTACTCCGTTTACTATCGGCATAACCTTTGAAAGAATTGGGATAAATAGCTGTCCTGCTACCATTCCTACCTCTTTCATATTGTTGCTGAACTGGCGTAACATATTACTTGGGCTGTTAATCGTATTAGCTAAATCGCCCCAAGATACTTTTGATTGGTCTAATATTGCTAACACTCTTAACTGTTGTTTTTCCATCTGTGTCATTTCTGATACAGACTTAGAAATACCTAAGTTATAGGCATACGTCGCTAATGTAGCATTAGTAATATCAATACCATATTTATACAATGCCCTTGACTGCCCGATTAAGCCGCTTTGTAAGTTCTGTGCTACTGTTGAATAGTCCACATTAAAAAGTGAGCTTATATCGCCCGCAAGCATTGTCATTGACTTTGTTATTGCTGTTGTTGCTTCACCCGTCTGTCCTAGTGAGTTAGTGACAGAGGCTAACTGTGAAGCGTACTGTGTTATCTCTTGTATGTTAAGTCCTAAGTTCTTTGCTCCACTTTCTTCAAGCAAACCGCCTTGAACATTGACTTTTAAGCCTGATAGTTTTCCAAGAGTATCATTTACTCTACTTTGAAAACTTTCTGCATATGCTGTTGCGTTATCATAGCCGTACTTTTCGTAATCTTTATCCCATTCCGAGCCAATCTTGCCAAATGCAACCGCTTGATAGTTGAACGCCTCAATGTAATCTGTTGTTGACTTGATGGCTTCTATAAGTTTTTTGCTGCCACGAATTACCATAAAATAAGTGGCATAAAACTTGCCTATTGCACTTGCTAAGTTCCAACTGCTCTTGGTTGCTGTCCTAGTACTTGCAGAAACGCCGTACAACGTCTTTTGAAGTGAGTTTGAAGAAGTACCCACCTTGCTACCTTGACTTGCTAAATTAGCCAATGCGTTGGTCATTTGAATAACATTCTGGCTTACTGTTGGTGCTCTTGATAGCGTTGTCATTAAGCCATTTAAAGCATTGCCTAGCTTTGGAATGTTTACAACGGCGTTTTCTATACTCTTACTGCCTAGCTTACCAAGTGACTTTGCAAATTCTGTGACTTGTGTTGCATTTTGCGGAATAGCTGATATGCTTGCAACTGCCTTTGTGACAGCTTGAAGTGATGTAGCTGTGTTAGTTAGGGCAACTGAATCAACAGAACCTATCTTTGTGATGTTCTTAGCAAGCCTTGTAAAATCTGTTGTTCCTGCGTTCATATTCTGCATAGCAGAACCTAACTGACTAACACCACTCGCAAGACCGCTTAGTGATGAACCATTCACAGTTGCAAGTGATGTTGATAGCCTTGTAAGCTGATTTATCAGTTTATCGACGGAATTAATAGCTTTAGTGGCAGTACCGGTAATTTTGACTTCTAAACTGTCTAATTCCACGCTTTATACCTCCGGCTTATCATTTTTAGGGTGTGTTAAATCCCAGTTTGCTTTGCGTATTTTCATATTCAAGACAAACTCTTCTCTCTTTCTTTGTATTTCATCTTCACTGTTCTCTTTTTTGTTAATATCTCTATAAATAGGCTTATCCGGGTATTCAAGCTCACCTTTGCCCCAAGCACCACTTCTAACACCTATCTTGATTGCTGGGAGTATGTAACTACCTATCGCAAGCCATATATCTGAATCCATTCGTTGTCTTTTAAGTTTTTTGCCCTCTACAACAGCCCATAGCTTTTTAGGTGTCATTTTAAGAAAGTCTGAATAACTAACGCCTAGCGAACTGGCTAAGACAAAGTATTCTTCCCAAATTATTTTGTGGAAGTCTGCTTTTTCTTGTGGTCCTGTGGAACTACTGTCGGCTTCTTCTGTTCCTGTGTCGCTTCTTCCACATTGTTCGCCATCTCCTCTAACATCGCTGTTATTCCCGACAGCTCGAAAAAACCATCATCTTCCATCGCTTTCTTGATTTCTTCGAATAGCGTTCTGTATCCGTAACTCTTATCTGCCTTTCTCTTCTCTGTGATATATGCCCTAGTGAGTTCCTTTGCTTCATCCATGGTTACAGGATTGTTGTCAATGCAACCTGCATAAATGGCTAAAATGCAAATCTCTGGCACATCTGCTGTCATATTTGCCAATCCATCAAAGGAAGCCTGTGCAACACTCTTATCTGTCTGTGCAAGTAAGTAAGAACCATTAACGACAGAAAACATTTTCTGCACTATCTCTTTGCACTCTGCTGCTCCAAAAGAGAACTCAACTTTGTATTCTTTTCCGTTTACATTAATATTCATCATAATTTTTACCCTTTCCCGCCCTATCGTCCATATAGGGAAAGGTGCGGATTTTACACCGCACCTACCTTTTAAAATAATTATTCTGTTACATCATCAAGATATGATGTGTAGTCGGCTGTTTTGGCGTTTGTGCCACCAATCGACACAGCCTTTGATTTAGTCGATTGGCTCATCATTCCCCCGATGTTGGCTCCACCTTTGTGTCTGTTCCTACCATATCCTCAATAATAAGGTTGATAGCCATTGTAAGAAGCCCGTTCTGCTCTTTACTTGTGATTGGTAACTTTGATGGTGGTTGTGCTACAAAGAACTCCGCGTCTGTTATGCCCGGAGTAATCTCCTGGAACCACATTCTCTTACCGCCTGTCAATCCATTGTATGCTGTAATAAGAGTTTTCCATTCTTCAATAGTTGCGTCTGTCTTATTAACTGTTACTGCAACTGTATCTGTGACTGTATCTCTGCCTGCAATGTTTCTTGCCTGCTTATCTTCAAGTGCTGAAGCGTCTATCGCTTCTGGTGTTACTGTAATTTCATCAATAGAATTAATTCTTGTAAGTAACTTGAATGATGTTGGCTTTGTACCTGCCGTTGTTTCAACTCCATAAGAGAAAGTAACGCCCAGTGTACTTAATCCTGCTACTGCATCTGCCATTGTCTACCTCCTAAAAATTTGCAAAAAAATAAGAGCATTTCTGCTCTTTGTTACATTAATCTGTCATTTGCTCCAATTAACCGCCTAAATCTAGCGGTGCTCTTATGTACTTTGTTACTGATTGAGAACTCTGGCATTGCATTGCCTTGAAATCTCATTGTCTTAAATGCATCTGTAATTACTGCCATAACCTTTCGGCAGTCAGACTTGCTTGTGTTAGTTGTAACATCTACTTGAAATGTCGCTAACAATGCGTTAATTGTCTGTCCGTCAAGCGTTTGTCCTTGTTCAACTGCCGGTAGTAAATGAATGTATACTGTTGGGAATACTGCTTGACCGCTGTTTTCTCCCTCATTGGTTATGACTATCTTTGGATATGTTTTTTTAAGCTGTGTTAGGGTTTTAGCCTTGACAAGTGCTGTGACTGTATTTTCAAGGTCTGTCGCCCAATCGTTTGCATTTGCCATTAACTAAACACCTCTCTTGCTATCTGCTTATACTGATTAATAATCTCCATTGTAGCGTTATACATAGGCATTGTAGCTTTAACGCCGTGTGTGTAGTGCCATTGATTGTCATTACCTAAGTAGTACCAACCATCGCTGAATGCGTGGATTTGTCCTGGATATGTTCCTACACCCAAGCCGAAATCATTAGCCTTTGGGTTCTCGTTGCCGTTGTTGTAATAAATACCAGCACCAAATTCAATCGCTAACAGTGTGTAAAATGGCTCTCTATCTTCTACCTCAACAGTTTTGCCGGTAGCAATTAAAATAGCTTGGTAGCCATCTTGAATAGGCTTTCTGTCAATTCTCAATGTTACTGTCCTACCTAATGGACTTTCATTAACACTCATAATTGCCGCTTTGTCGCCTAATTCTGCTAGCCGTTCAACAAGCAATTCGCATTTATACTGTAAACTCTGCTTATACTGTTGTAGCTGTCTGATAGCTTCATTTACGGACTTTTCAGACAAAGATATATTAATTGTATGTCTTGCCATAAACACGCTCCTTAACTGCTTGCAAAACAGCTTGTCTTATGCTTTCATTTATTGGCTCTTGCGTAGATGGGATTGTCTTTCCTTTAAAGATAGAACCGACTAGCTGTTCATTGTCTGTTTGTATAAATAAAGAACCATTTTGGGGAAAGCCGCCTGTCTGATACTTCGTATTTACCACCTACTTTACAACCGCTTTAAGCATATACTTAGTTGAATATAATGCCGGCTTAACGCCTACAATCGTGAAGTCTGCTGATGTTTCATCAACAAGGCTGTCAGATGTGTATGTAGGTTTGCTATCAAGCCATATAAGGTCGCCTTTTTGGATAGGTAACATATTCCTATCTGTCAGTAAAATAGCGTCAAAATCAGCGGTATCAAAGCCGTATTCTTTGCTTTGTGCCTCTCCACCGCTGAATGATATGTTTGCTTTAAAATCCACCGGCTCTGAAAAACCTGTTTTTTCTTCAAGAACTTTGGGTATCTTATTTCCGTCATCATCAAGATAAGGAATGAAGTTACCCTCCGTGTCGGTATATCCCTCATAAAGAATATTGCCATCATTATCTCTTTCATAGATAGTTACTGTCTGCCCTTGAAGTGAATACTTCATAGCCTGCTTATTGATGTCAAGCATATTACTTCACATCCTTGCCAAATCGCTTCCATAGTTCAGACAGCTTCTCCCAACCGTACATCGCTACAAAAGCAACAACAAACCCTGCCATAATCGCCGCAAGAATCATGTACCACAGTATTGTCATCTGAATATACTGCATATAAGCAACAAATGCCGCTACAGTAATACCAATTGATAAGACAAATACCACAATATCTGTAGGCACCTTATTGAATACTCCAATACCTTTGATTACCTGTGTAATTACAGATACCATAAAGGCTAATGCCCCGATGATTGCTAACACGATTGTCATATTTGCGATTAATGCCTGCATAATTTCCATTCTGCTATACCTCCTTATCTTCATTAAGTCGTGCTTCCAATCCGTCTATTCGGTGGTGTGCCGACTTTACACTTTCCTCAACCTTAATAATCCTGTTATCGTGAGAATTAAGTTCTTTTCTCATTTCTATAACTTCATTTTTTATCTCTGTTGTGTTGCCTGATATTGTGTCAAGTTTCATATTTATGCGTGTATTTTCTTTTACACGCTCCGTAAGTTCTGCATTGTCAGACTTTTTGTTGTTCTTAAGATTAAATCCCAACGTAAACAGTCCGAAAAAGACGGAAAAAGCAACTGAAATAATGCTTATAATTACTGCTATTGGCATTGATATACCGCCTTTCATAATTAATAATGGCACACCGCCCACCACCCTTAATGTGTGCCGCCTGCTACCATATTGCCGACATCAGTAAAATGGTAACGCACAATCTTCTTTAATATTCTGTAATGCCCTATAGGCGTTATAATACTTTAGCAAAAGGAAATACCCCAACAAATAAGCTGTCTCTATCTCTCCAAGTTCTGTTGACACCGCCCTCATTCATACTCGCCATGTAGTTCTCACCAGCTTGTGAATGGTCATACACAGCCAGATTAACAATAACACTCTCAAATTTCTTCAAGTCCTCGGTTATCATTTCATCTGTGTAGCTGTCGGGGTAATTTTTTCTTGCCTTTACATCTTCTGTAGCTTGTTTAATGAGCTGTTCGATTACTGGATTATCTTCTTTGTTATCGAACACCACCACATCAGATGTTGTTTCATCATCATTTGTGACTGTATCAATATGAAATTGTTTAAGTCTGATTTTAACTTGCTCCAATGCGGTGTATTCCATAATTCAGCTCCTATAATCCTAATTTTTCAATTAACAGTTCTTTAAGTTCTGCTCCTGTAAGCTCCATTGCGTTCTCAATGCCTTGTTCTAAGGCAAGTGTCTGTAAGTCCGCTGTTGGCATACGCTTAATAGCTGTCTTTGTGTAATCGCTTGTAGGTTGAACAGGGAATTTGTCCTGCTCTTCCTCATACTTAAGCTCATCTCCATAAACAGCTTCCTGTCTTACATTATCTGCTGTTACTTCTTCGCTCTGCTTTGCGGCGTTGATTTTATGTCGTCTTAATAACATATAAACACCTCTTACTTTCCGAACTTAGCAAGAACAACCTTTGAATCATTGCTTAAGACTGCTGTATAGTGTTCATCACCAGAGATAACAGTTGTCTTTGCAAGAATATCTCTGTCTGATTCAATCTCAACGCTTCTCTTCATATAGATTGTAAGTGCGTTCTCTTCCTCTGATACGCCGTCTGCACCTGTGTCCTCGTTAGGGTCTTCTGCTGATACGATAACAATAGGACAAGCGTAGAACTCTGTTGTAACAGCCTTTAACTTGCTACCTACCTTGATTTCCTTGTCTTTTGGCTTAAGCGTATGTGCGAGTGCTGTGTCAAGATGAACATTAGTTGAATCCTCACTTGTTGTATCAGCCACAACATTGATTGTTCCTGTTGAATCATCAAGCTCATACTTAACTAACTTAACTTTCTTTGACTTAACAACCTGCGCTCCCGCAATAGAACCGATAGTTCCATTCATAATTACATTAAGTGGGTACTTGTCATTGCTCTTGAAATCATCGTCATTAAGCAATGTGGCTTCCTGCGCTGGATTAATGAATAATATCTTTGTAAGTGATGAATCTGATTCATCATCAAACTTGCTATTAGCCGCTACAACTGCTGAATAGCTGATAGGTGCTGCTGTTCCATCGTAATCAATAGGTGCTGTGCAAAGTGCGTCATAGCTGTCATTATCAACCTTTGCAGCGATTGACATAGCAATCTGATTGATAGCTGTACCAAGTGGGTCGCCATAACCAGATAATACTGATTCATCTGTAAGCTCTACAGCCTTACCTGCTTTCTTAACCTTTGCTTCTGTTGTAGATGTTGTAAGTACTGTTGTACCCATAGCAACACCTTCTGCTACATCTTCTGCGTCACCAATATAAGCATACTTTGGCACAACGATTGTGCTTCCTGGTCTGCCTACAAGTGTTGTATCAACTCTTGCAATAGGTGAGAACTTAATCTTCTTTGGCAACTTAGCTGATACCATATCAGCCATTACCTGTGGATCTACTAAATTTGCTAACTTAGTCTGTGGCATAGTTTATTTACCTCCGTTTTCTACTCTGTGAACTTCTTATAAAGCTCTGGGTTCTTATTTTTGAACTCCACTCTTTCGTGGTAATTCATCTTGTTGAACTGTTCCTGTGTTATCGTGCTTTCTTCTCCACCGCCTGCATTAATAGCCGGTCTTGATTTAAGCCACTCCGCCTTAGCTTCTTTAACCTGTCTTTGCACTTCATTGGCAATTACAGTTGCTATAAGGCTATGGTCTGCGTCTGCAACCGCCTCAATCAAAGAATCAATATCCTTTCCATCGCCTATAACTTTCTGATAAGCATTGACAGCTTTCATATGATTAAGCTCTTTGCTCATGTTCTCGAACTTTTCAGCCTGCAACTTTTCAGCTTCCGCCTTTGCTTCCGCTTCCTGTTCTTCTGCTGTCTGCTTTGAACGAAGTTCTTTCTTGTACTTAGCTGCTTCTGAACTGGCTTTATCAGAAGCGTTCTTATACTTCTCTTTTTCAGCTCTTTCACTAGCAAGCTGTGCCATAAGTTCTTCTACACTAGGTGTCTGCTCTTCGTTCTGTGGCTCATTATTAGTTGTTGGTTCTGTTGTTGTGTTAGTTACATCTGCCATAATTTCTTTACCTCTGCTTTCTGCGTTTTTTGTTGTTCTCTCAACTTCTTGCGATATTTGTATTGCCCTTTCTCTAGGGCATATAAAAAGCCACAAGGCATTTTTACCCTGTGGCTCAATATCAATTTATTTATCTGTTCTGCTCTTATCTATAACTGGACTATTTTCTGTCTGGTCTGATAAGTCTTGCATTGTGCGGTCTTTGTTAGGCGATTGTTCGCCATCTCCGCCCTCTGCTTGGTTCTGTGTGTCTTTGTTGATTATACTGTCTTGATATGCCTTAACCATCTCTCCGCTTCTCGCTACAACATCGTTAGGGTCATCAAAGAATGGAATTGCATCAACTGTATCTTTAAGGCTAAATCCGTGACTTATCAATGTCGCCATAGCATTAACTTTGGTTGACATTTCATAAGTTTTTTGTCGCTTAATGTTAGGCTTTACATCTCTTGCTCTTAATTTAAGTAATGGATTACTGCTGTTAACATTGTTTGACAGTTTGATAGCTGCAAGAGTAACTTTTATCTCTTCCATTTTGCAGCCATCTGTAATTAATTGCTGTTTTGCCGCCGCTGTTTCAGCCTGTGACCAGCCTGTTGCGTCTGACATTGCAACTCCTGTACTACCACCACTGCTATCATTTCGTTGTGGCACATTGCATTTCTGTAAGATTATCTGTCGCCTTGATTGGATATTGTTAAGCATACCTGTGTAATCGTAATTAATTGCAAGCGGCTCAACTATTGGAGTTTTACCATCTGCCGATGTATAGGTCTGCATCCATTCTCCAGATTTTGGCTTCCTTACTTTTTCAGTAATGCGTTGCGTTCCATCTTTATCAACTGTTGTTTCCTGTTCAACTGGGAAATCAACATCATTTGTATGCCATACCGCCTGCGTATTCTGTTCAACATCATTTGTAAAATCTGAAATGAGTAGGTTTAAGTTATCCATTTCAGATATTTGCCGTTCAAAACAGCCCATTCTGTCGAATGACCTTGTATATTCAATAATAGGGATTTTATGTAATGGATTCTCTTCTCCGCTTCTCTCTAAAAATCCCCATTTTGTTTTTCCTTTTTCTGGTCCGTTAGTGATTTTTATCCCATCCGTAACTTCATAGCGAATATCTTTTGTAAAACAGGTGTAATATCTTGTACCGCTATGTTTGTCTTTAATATAAGTGCCTGCAAGAATAATCCTCTTGTCACTATAAGCTGTTGACCTTACAACAAATGTTGTTCTTGGGTCTAATACATTATATGTGAAATAGCTTTCCCCATCCTCGTATTCTGTATTCACATCAATAAGGACATATCCAACGCCACCAATTTCAACATATCTTGCAAGTTCCTGTTGTTTCTGCCTTGCGTTCTGTGATTCGTAGCAACTGTTTAATTCTGCTATAGCTTCTGTGAGGTTAGAATCCTCATTGTCGCCATTTTGAACTAGCGTTATAGGATTCCCCCACTTAAAGCCTAAATTAAACTCTGTGACTTCGTTAGCCACATTGTCGCAGCACTCACAGTCAATGTCCGGTCTGTAAGTCTTTGGATTCTTCCTAACTATTGGCTGTATTCCTGCATCATAATCAAGAAGAAACTGTATTCTGTTGGAATTAATATCATGTTCCAAAATTGCTTCACGCAAAATTGGTATTATATTGTCAGGTGTTATTTCTTTTGCACCTGTATAAATAGCAATTCTTCCTGTCTGCATTGTCTACACCTCTAATAAAATGTCATACCGCTTGAACTTCTGCTATCCGGTATTTCTTTAATTTGAAAATTATCATCATCGTTAGGCACATACCATATCCATTTGTGGCAATGCTTACACGCTAATTTATGTGTTCGTGGGTCTTTGCTGTTTGCCTTAGTTAAAAACTTGCGGCAGTTCGGGCACATAATCGACTTATCTTTATTTGCATAAAATTTCATATTTTACCTCTTTGCATAGCAAAAGCACCGCCACAATTAAGTAACGGTGCTTCTTGATAAGGAATGTTTTGTTTATGAAAAACAGTTTTGTAATTTCTTACAGATACAGTATATCATTAGTGCAATATGACATTCTATGACATCCTTAAATATGTATTACCATATTTTTCTTCAAATGCTTTAAGAGCCTTTCCGTGAAGTCTGATAATTTGTCTCCATGAATATTTCATTTCTGTAGCGATAACTTCAAAAGTTTTCTTTTCGATATATCTTGAAAACAAAATATTGTAATAGTCTTCATTCTCTATACTGTCTATTTGCCCTATAATCAAGTTTTTCTTTTCAATGTATTCATCTATCATGTTGTCAAGATTATGCTCCATTTCGTCAATTTTGGCGTATGTAGTGCCTATTTTATCTGGGTCAGATGATGATATTACCTTTTCTTCGTTTCCAATAGCCGATATGCTGCAAGAAAGTTCTCTAAGCTGTGTTATTTCTGTCAGTTTATTGTTTATCATTCTGTTAAGTCTGCTTATTTGATTCAAATAGTCCTTAGTTGTCATATAAACCCTCCTCTTATATCGGACTTGACATAATTACTGTCTTTTTTATTCTATTTCCTTTTGTCATTCTTAATGCAAAGTTTGAGAAAACATCTGGAACATCATCTAATTGTTTCTTACCCGATACTGAATACTGCTTTAATAGCGACATCATTATTCCGTATGGTTCGTTAGGTTTGTAGAGCGATGAGTCTTTGAAGATAATGTGCTGTAAAATCCAATTAGAACACTGAAAAATACGCGCTTCCTTATTTGTCTCTGTCGGTACATCAGTAATGTTGCATATCCACCCTTTATTTTCAACTCGCTTATTAACTTCCATAGCCACTCTGTCACCACCGGCATTACGCTCAAACTCGCACTCCTGCACCTGATTATTGACTAATGTGTTTGACGCATTTTCATACTGCATTTCATAATCCGCCGTATTATCGCACACGCAATCAACGCAATAATAGTCCTCACCATATTTCTGCAGTATTGGCATAACAAAATAGTCTGTGCCTTTTCCCTTTGTATCACATTGAGCTGTGATAATTTCCGGCTCACCATGTGGTAGATTGAAGTATCTGCGGATTTTATCATCAGGAAACAATAGTCCCTCACGCTCGATAGGTTCCTGTTTATACAAACATCGGTAAGAGATTTCGTCCATGAGTAATTGTTGGTCCGCAAAAAACTCTTTCGTAAAACCACCATACTCATAATCAAAATTGCTTTCCCCTGTTGTCGGGTCCACATCTGGTATAGCAATAGTCTTAACTCTTTTATTGCCTGCGTACATATTCTGTATTCTTCCGATAACATCATGTACGCTCCAACGTGTAGCAATATGTATCTCTTTGCAATTGTGTCCGTCTGTATCTTGGATTTTTCTTTGTCTAGCGTCTACCGCATATTTATCCCACAGCTTATCAAGTACCATAGGATTTAAGGCTTCCTCAATTCCGCCTATCATATCATCTACAAGTAAAAATTTACTTGCACGAACTTTACCAGCATTTTTACTTCCTACAGATGTGCATTGTACGCTTGGAAACGGTTTATATTTGCCTATGTTGAACTGCTCTAACTTTGCGTTAGTGCTTGTAACTGTAAGATTAGGAAAGATTTCGTTCCACGCATATTCATCAGCATTTGTAACAATATCATATACGCCATCATAGTACATTCGTGTAATGTCGCCGGAATGGGAGTAAAAGAGGCAAAAATCATTAGGAAACCAGCCAGCTACTAAAGCGTTAAACATTTTTTCAATAGTTGTTTTGCCTGCCCCAGGTATTAATGACACACACAATATATCGTATTTATCATCAATCATGCCCTGCAAGGCTTCTATTAACCCCATTTTTAAGAATTGTTTGCGGCGTGGCATATAAAATCGTTCTTTAGGTTCTCTTTTCTTTTCAAGATACCTAAATCCGCTATCAACAACTTTGTGTTGAGCTTCAATCAGTAAAATATCATAAAACCAATTAATCAGCTCATATTCCGTTTTATTTGCAAACGCATACTTCTCTAAATCCCATATTGTTCCGCCTGTCTTATTTTTACAGAAACGCTCTATAATGTCTTTTGCCCTTTCTGTAAGTTGTAGTCCATACTCAATATCTTTCTCGCCGTTTATGGCTACGCTACAAGCGTCTACATAGGCATTAATTACCTGTTCATCTATTCCATTTTTCTCTATGTAATTTTCATATCCATTGATTGTAGAAATAAGGCTTTGACTAGCCATAAGAAAAGCACCTCCACTTTTCAGCAAAGGTGCTTATAGACCTCTGCCTATAACTGTTTCAGGGTAGCGACTAACTCTATTTGTTAGCCGGTAATTTTGCTTATTTTAATTCATCTGCTGTAACTATATGTAAAATTCCATAATTACCTTTATCAAAACTGTCTCTTGCACTTTCGTGACATCTTGTGCGTAGTACATTTAATGCAGTTTTAATATTGCTATTGCAAATAGCCTTAGCAATGTCAGAAAATGGTTGTGGGTTGTCTAGTCTTGAATTAGCTTCTGCTATAGAACAATGCTTATATTGTATTATTGCGTCCATTGCAAAGTCTCTGTCCAAATTAACACCCAAAAATCTGTCCGTAACTGTATTCCATATAGCATATAGGTTATCTACATCATCTTGTAATGCGACTATTAACATAATCTCACTCCTTGTTCAGTTCATCCGCATATCTTGTCATTTCAATCTGTGTTCCGTTTTCATCCCTTGCACCGACAGTTACATATCTGTTACTTCCACTCATCATATCCCCAATCCGTATTTCCGTTTTATCATCATCAAACTTGTAACACTCCCGCATTTTCTCAATGCAGTTATTCATTTCTGATATTTTCATAACTTTGCTCCTTAAAGTCTTGGAAAATAATAATCATGCCACCCTTTTTGCCATCTCTGTTCATTGCACCATTTCAAATAGCATCCAATTTTCTCGTCATATGTCATATTTTTACTGAAATTATCCCAAGCAATTTGATTTTCTTTTATTCTTTTATTTGTGACAATTCTATCAACAAAATAATAAATAATTGGAATTGCCACTAATGTTGTAGTTATAATAATTAGCCCATTAATCATTCCTCATAACTCTCCTTGTTTCTTCAATTATTTTAGAACCCCTAGCAGAAGTCATTTCAATATGGCTTTGTGGCAGTCTGCCAAACTTTTCCAAAGCATATTTTTCTACTTCTTCTCTTGAAATATCTATACCAAAATTTCTCAATGCTTCTTTAGATGGCGATTGATACTCCGATGAAGGGTTATCAATGTTGTTCATTCCTCACAGGCCTCCATCTTTGTCAATAATTCCCTTATCTGTTTCTTTAGTCTCTTCTCTGTTGCATTAAAATCCGCAAGCCTTACAAAATCTTCGTTTTCCTTAGCTTCTTCAAACGCTGAACAGAGTCCATTGTTTTTGTATCTATATACCGGTATCGCATATATATCACTCATTCCTCATAAACCTCTCAAAATCTTTCCTGCACTTAGGGCATAAGTCAATTTGCTTTGTCTTTGTGCAATAGTATTCGTCCAATATAATACTGTCTATACCGTCTCTACTTATAACCGGCTCTATTCTCCCTTGTTCAATTTCTGCAAATATTTCTTTGAAACACATAGGTCTTTTTAAATTTACGGTTCTTAGATAAGGGAATATTCGGTCATACCATATTTTAGGCTTTTCTATTTCAGCACCGCACCTATCGCAAGTGCGCCATTCTTTTTGATGTTTCATATGAACCACCCTCACTTATCACATTCGATTCCCGGAATGAATGTTCTTTTACCTATACAAGCATCTTCAAAAGTCGTAGTTTCTATTGAACATCCGCAACTAACCGGGTCTAATGGACAATTTTCATGATTAATACATGTGCATAAAATTTCTTTTTCCTGCTTCATCATTCCACCGACTTTCAAACTAACCCTAGCATACATAAAATATCAAGTCCTGATATTCTCTCCGCACCCTCTCTTGTGTGCATAAGAATATCTTTAAGTTTTTCATTTTCTGCATCGCTGTATTTATTTCTATCATACGCTTCCGAAAAACAATAATATTTGCAATATCCATAGCCTGTACCAAGCATGTTTCCGTGAATGCTCTTTCCGACAATATCGTAATATTTTGGTACTTTTAAAACGTTATGTTCTTCATCCATGGTACATTCCTTTTGCTCTGCTTCTAGTTTTGATTGAAGATATTTTAAAAAACTAACAATATCTTTTTCCGTTTTGGAAATATATAAAATAGTTTCTTTCATTCTTCCACCAACTTTCTACCGCACATAGGGCAAAAATTAATTTTTACGGCTCCTGCAACCTCTTTTCCATCGCTATTGTCGAAAATCATGTTATTTTCAGCTCCAAAAAGGACTAAATTTCCTTTACAATCAATGATTTTCTTTTTACCATTGCAAAATTCACACATATCACTTCTTCCCCCATAAATTATCTGGTAATTCCTCACCACCATAAATCTTGTTAGCGTATTTCTTAAATGTCGGTACGCTACAACCTGCTACTTTCGCCGCCTTTACTTGTGAAGCTTGCCCCGATATGTATAAGTTAATTGCTTCATAGAACTTCTCTTTGTTTAGTGGGTGTACGCCCATAGCCATAATAATCACTCCTTTACATCTCTATAAATCTATTTGCCAGTTTGCCAAGATATTCAGCATTGGCAAAATGTGTTATTGAGTAGTTGGTGCTTTCTCTATGTTCTCTGATAAAATGGTCGTTAATCATTCTCTGTAAAACTGTAATGCCCTTATCGTCTGTTTCGTATATAGCATCAGCGTCGAAATGTCCGTGTTCTGTATCTGTGATAGTCGATAGGACTGAACATACATTCTTTAATGTCTTATCTGTAAGTATTGGATGTACTTTGTGGAAATAGATTTCATATAACTGCATATACATCTTAAATCCGTCTTTAACGCAATCACATATAGCTGAATTATCTATGTCGTTGTCACAGATGTTATTGAACCTATCAATCATATCTTTTTCCTTAAGCAACATTTCATCTCTTGTGGCAGCTCTTGCCGTCGGTTTCTCTGAAAACGATGTATGTACCTCTCCATCAATGTTAATTGATGTATTGTCCTTATTAGTAATTTCTGGATTATAATCTCTGTTTAAGTAATCTATGTTAGTATTATCTGGTATTGCTTCGTCACTAGCTTGTGTTTGATTTTTCATTAGCTCATTATTGATTACGCACTCGTGCACAATGGTTTTTTCATTTTCCGGTATTTCAATTCTATAATCACTTAATGGATAACCATTCTTTTTAAGGTCTTTTGCAATATTTACAAGATTTACCCTATATTGTAATGTTCTATCCCACTTATATTTAGGGTTATTTCGCTTTGAAATATAACCCATATTCACCAAATCGCTGATATATCTTCTTATCTGGCTTGCAGATAAACCTAACATAACCTCATCAGCTAATTCTTCGGCGGTTTTATATATCCAACCATAGAAAAGCTCTCTTTCTTCTTCTCCATTGTTCTTCGCAATCTCATTTTCTTTCTTGATAAACTTATCGGCATCCGAAACTCTTTCAGACCAATAGATAAACTGATTGAGAATGATTGCTTTTCTATAATCGTTTGTTATTGATAATAAATCTTCTCTAATTACAGCCTTTTTAATTTTTATGTCTGCCATATTTTACCTCCTACGATAGATAACCCTACGATTTATATAAAAACAGTTACCAGGAGTTCGTAGGTTACTCTTTTCGTGTTGCAATCACTAGGCAACTGATTTTACCAATATTATTCTGGCTTGTTCATCTCAAAGAAATGTTTCTTACATCTTGATTCGTCACTGTCAAAGCTACAATCTGGCTTGAATCGTTTTTGGCATTCATCACAAGACCAAGATGTTACACCTCCAAGCTCTGAAACAGCACCGCAAAGCTCGTACAATTCATCATCTGTGCAATTCAGCACATAATCCGCAAGTTCCATTCTTATTTTTCCGATTGAACGATGTTTAATCAACTTTGCCATTTTATTTACCTCCACGAATGATAATTTCCACGATTTTAGATATAACAACAAACAGGCAGTCGTGGTCTGCTTTTCGGTAGCTAACCTAGTTTGTTGTAATCGGATAGACAGGACTCGAACCTGCATAACTGGTTTCTGAAAATACATTGTTGCTGATTACAGACGACTCCTGCCTATCACTTGGCAATGTTATTACCAGTTATCTTCTTTGATTGCTTACCTATTTGCATACTATCCGTTGTACAGTTTCTTGTGTTGGAAAGTATTTATGGCACTTCATTACGCTATCTGCCATCCTGTTCGCAAATCAACCAACACAAGCATTTTAATTATTCAGCAGGGATTACTGCAACGCCTGCTTATTCGGGAGCTACCCGAAAACTTGCTATGGTGAGGATTTGCACCTCCACATGACACTTAAGACAAGTTATCTAAGTTGCAGATTTCAACTCATAAATCTACTGCAATACTGGCTACCTATTTCAGCACATAGCAACTTACTTACACCTCTTAACCTAGGATAAGTCCGCAAACAGCATTACGCACGCAGACCTAAGAAGTGCTTTCAAAACGCCGACATCGTGAATCGAACACGAACAACATTTCTGTTGGATAGCTTAGCAAGCTACTGGAATACCTTTATCCCATATCGGCAAATACCGCTTATAACGGCTATCAAGAAACAAGAACAGAAACAATAAAATATTAGGGGTATTTTCGTAAGGAGTGCTTCTTGATAAGTTGGTTTTCACATGACTGTGTATATACACGCCAAGCCCTCTCAAGCGGTCTTGCACCGCTTTTAACTGAACAAAATCCAAAGAGGTACATGAAAGGAGGACTACCTTAAAATGCAAAACATGGTAGTCTACGATAAAAGTAAGACGAACTACACCAGTCGGATTCGAACCGACGCATACAGAGGTCAAAGCTCTGTGCCTTACCGCTTGGCTATGGTGCATTAAGTGGCTATTCTCGGTATATATTCGCCACAAACCGCAGTGTACTATCCTTTGTAGCCATTATACTTTCATTGACCGACACGGCTATTCTGACAATTCTATGTATTTGTCAATGTACCACTTAGCTTTTTTAATATCCTCTAAGCCATTCTTGTTATTATGTCTGTAAATGTACTTAAAGGCATTGCACAAGCAAAAGTTCTTAACGGCTTCCTTGCCCTGTGTTTCCAACATAACATCTATACATTCAAAGCTGCCAGTCTCATAATGGCTAGGATGATTAACATTGTCATTTACCGGTTTTTCATTAACACTAGGTGCAACATCTTTGAGAGGTGTAAAATTGTTATTTTCCCCACCGCTTACAATGCAATCATTGCATGGTCGCTCGTTAAATTGTTTCAGCTTATTTTCACAATTAAGGCACATATTTGTCGAACTCATTAAATATCACCTGCCTGTCTGTGATTAGCTCTGTAAGTATCAAATCCCTCTGGGTATCTTGCTTTCAGCTTATCAATGTTAATCTGCATGATTTCATCAAGGTTCCAACCGAAGGATTCACAAAGCATTGCAAGATACCAACAAATATCGCCAGCTTCTTTCTTTGCGTGGTCAATATCAAGCTGTTTCTCGTGGAAAATCCATTTTTTAATTATGTCGTTAAACTCTCCAACTTCACCGGATAATCCAAGACAAGCATTGAAGATGCCACCAAAATCAAGATGTTGTTCGTCTTCTGCAATCAAATTTTGCTGTAAAAGATATTTCATATCGCACGTTAACATATTTTCAAGTATTCTGTCTGTTGCTTTGCAATCATTTGTCCGCATAGCTAATGCCTGATACTCATTTCCGGTCATATATCATTCTCCTGTCCGAAACACTCTTTTTTGTTTTTAAAAATTTTTTGGAATTTACTCGGCTGAATTAGCCGTTTTGATGTGTGTATTCATTGAATATCTTATGAATGATTAAGATGTGTCTATTATACACCTATTTATCAGATTTGTACAGTAGATTTATTAATTATATTATATGGGTTATTATCAGGACTATATATTAATAAATATAATGATGTATATAGTTTAATAAATTATTGTTAGATGGTTATGTATATATAAATATATATAATAAGCCTTTTTATTTTTGAGAATATTTGAGCGACTTAGTTGGGCGTGCAATGCGTGCATATATAACCCCCACGCCCTGCGTTTATGAATAATGCACAATGAAATCAGCCAGAGCGGAGCCATTGCACAATAAATAATTATCACGCAATCGCTGTCAATCCGCTTATTTACTGGCTTTATCGTACTTTTATCGCTCAAATGTTCTGTTTTATCACTTCGCTAAAGTCTAATTTAGCGAAATGCTGTTATTGTGAGCCAAACAGCTAGAATCCGCTTGTTTACTGGCTTTGCGGGATTTCTTGTACATCTTGCACAATGATTTCTTGTTGTGCAATTTGACGAACATTAGAGCCTTGAGCATTTCCAGATGTGCCAAGCTGCGGAAGGTCTGCGGCTGTTTTGATGGTCTTCGTGTTCTCTTTTGTTACTCCTGGCAAGCTCCAACCATAGTATTTATTTAATATAGCAATCTGTGCAACTGCCTGCTTGCTGTCGACTAATTTGTTTGTAAGACTTTCTTCTCTTTCTTTGCTAAGCTTTTTGTAAATCTCCGAGGCCGATGTACTTGACCGATTATCTTGCTTACCCCATGCATATATAGTATTATCGTCTATTCCTGTTAGTTTAGTGAATCCTACAATACTAATCTCTTTATTATACACATAACATATATATATATAATAATCGCATATTAAATTAATATAATCTATATTATAACCGTTACAATTAGAATTATTAAGGTTATTATATTTATTATTATAATTATTATTAATATAACCCTCTAAAGGCCTATTTAATTTAAGTCTATTAGTGCCTTTAAAAGCATGTCTATATATATATATTAGAGCAGCATTCCAAACGGATTGATGAGCTTGCCGCATGTCTTCAATGTTCTGCTCTTGGATAAAACGCTTTAAATACATGTCTATATCATTCTCAAACACTTCCGCGGATTCCTGTTCTTCTTGTACTTTCTCCATGTGTTCCCCTTTCTGCTGAACCTGTGCCAGCTAATTAATTATTATATATACTAATAACATAAAAATAACCCGATAACAATATTAACATTATCGGGTGTAAATCTTATATTTAATTATTAGCAATATAATAACACAATAAATATAATTAATCAATAGGCATTAAAAAAGCGATGTATAACAATATACACCGCTTTATAATTATAACATGTTTTTAATAACTCTTATTTCAAGCTCTTCTGGGGCAATGTCTCCAGACTCTATCTGTTCAAGCTGTTCTTCTGTTGCTTCGATTTCAAACGCCTTGAAGCTGTCCGCCGTTCCTGGCTTAAATCCTTTCTGTTCTCTTTTTGTGAGCCTATCCCACTCTTTATCAAGATATTTTTCGGCTTCTTCTGCTGTGTTATGTCTTAATACTTCACCAATCATTCCCTCGTTGTATATGCTCGTGTAATATGCTTTCATATCGCCCACTTTTTAACCTTTCTTATAAGCATATATGGCAGGTTGCCGCTTCTTCGCCGTCTTTAATCTCTGGCAATTCCACGATTCGCGCACCTCTGTTATCCGCTGCATATGTACTTGGATAACTTTTTGAGTTAATAACTGCACTTATATACTCTTTTTTCTGTTCGTCTTTTTTGATTGCTAAAAATAATCTCATATTCTGCACCTTTTCAGTCTTTCAACTGTCCTTTCTTAATTTGTACAATTATAATATCATTTTGTGCCTTATGTGTCAATACTTTTTTGTGCCTTATTTCAATATTTTTTCTTCACGCTCTAGCTTTTCCGCAACTGCTAATTTAATAAAATCGTTAGCGGAGTATTTAAGAGCTTGTATGCGTTCTTTTGTGCCTTTTGCAAGTCTACAATTAACACGCTCAAACTTATCATCGTATTTATACACGGCTTTTCGTTGGCTTTCGCTTGTCTTTAATTCCTGCATATGCTTTCATCTCCTCATATAATATTATTGTAATTATAATATCATTTTGTGCCTTATGTGTCAATTAATATTTTAACTTCTTTATTATATACATTGTATTATTTTGTGCCTTATAAATATTATACAAATTATGTGCCTTATATTTGTACAATTTGTATATTGTTTTTGTGCCTTATATTTGTTATTATAATCTTACAAATAAAAAAAGGCGGTCACTCCTACCAAGAACGAACCGCCACCAATCAAAAAAGAAAGGTAGCTATATTATAGCACAGGTAAAAAGAAATGAGAAGAACAAACAGCAAGGAAGTTAAGGCAGCAGTTAGAAATTATTTAACAGAGGTTGCACAGAGTGAAGAACTTAACACAATTAAAGACATCAAGAACAAGTTTATAAATGAATACGGCTGGGCAGTCGCAAGACTTGGAGAGCGTAACGCTTGCATAGAATGGCTTAGAGGCTTAGGCGTTGGCGTTGATTATAGTTACTACGATATTATTCAACTTATGGCTGAATGGTTAGACGAAAGTACAGAAGAAGCTGAAAAATGGCTTGATAAGCGCGGCGATGGTCTTTATTGGGACTTATTAGCAAGGGAGATTTTAGCAAGCAAATAATTAGCAAGGTTGGCGCTTCCGGGGTTCGATTCCCCGGCTTGCTCTCGCTATAAATGATTGATTTTTATGGCAATAAATGATATATTATTATTAATTTCTACTTGGTAGATTAAAATAGTATATCTTTATTTATTAATTTTTAAAAAATGGAGGTATAAGAGCATGGAATGGTACGCAGGCAGAGAGGTTACAAGTAAGGAAAGAGAAGCAATTGACGAAGCACTAAGTCTTTTTAATTGCGATTTAAGCGATGATGATATTCAGAGATGGATAGATGACGACACTATATCTCTAAATACATGCAGAAACGGTCGTGATGTTGTCTGGATCCTGTTAGAAGATAATAACGAAGCGTGTGTATATGTCGATAATCTAAAAAAGCTTACCAATGAAGAAATCAAAAATCAGCTTCTTTAAATATGTACTAAATCATAAGCAAGGCAAAAAAGCCTTGCTTATTTGTACGCAACAAGGAGAAAAAATGCGAAAAATAAAATGCAATTTAGCAAAACAAAAATTTCCACATTTCACGGTCTTAGAACCTGTACATATCGAATATAAAAACAAAAACGCTCTCCGTTGGAAATGTCTATGCGAATGCGGCAATATTTTTTATGCACAAACAAGCGCGATAACATCGCAGAAAATAAAAAGTTGTGGTTGTTATCAAAAAAAATACCAAAAAGAAAAACATCTCGGTAAAGGGTGCGTAAAAATTGGCAATAAATTCGGTTTACTTAAGGTTATTGATACAGAAATCGGTAAAGATGGCAGAACGCAATATATTTGTAAATGTAAATGTGGGAATATAATAACCTTGCCTATTTCCCATTTAAAGAAAAGATATTCTTGTGGCTGTCTTACAGAGGACTACATACCAAATAGCAATGTTAAAGCAGAGAGTCTTGTACACTTAGGAAAGAAAACCACAAGAAATACGAGTGGTTGTCCTGGTGTTTATTGGCGCGGAGATAAACAAAAATGGCAAGCTAGAATATACTTTAATGGCATAAATCATCATTTAGGATATTTTGTGACTAAAGATAGTGCTATTAAAGCCAGGCAAGAAGCAGAAAACGATATATATAACAGATATTCCGATATTATCGAAGAGATGCCAAATAAAAATAATGCGTTTAGCAAAAAATAAATCAAAAACAAATTGCCTTGCATTGAATTTAAAAGCGTTTTAAGGCTGTTTTATTTTGTAGGCTTATAAGTCTACATCAGCACAATAAAACCACCGTACAGGGCAAGCCACAAAGCCACAACGTCGAAATTGTAAGTCACAACTACAGCCGCAAAGAATCAGCCATAGACTTTAGCGTGTTAAAGTTCTAAAGTTTTTTATCAATTTTTCATGGCAAATCTAAACGAAATCGAGGTCAAAATCTGATAAAAGTTTTTAACCGATTTTTGGATTTTAAAATTGAAAGTGGCGGGGGTATCAAAATTTTTGCATTATATTTTTGTAGGAAAATTTTTTCAATTTTTTAAGTAGGATTTGAACGAAATCTGTACCAAATTTGGGGAATTGTCAAAATCGAAATTGCGAATATAAAATACCGTACCTGGGGGCGTTCAAAAAATTTCAGTTTATTTTTTTCTGGCAACATTTTTCTGTATAAATCAATGCTTTGCTTGCATACCGGCATTGACTAAGCTCATATATCAACATTTCCTTAGTCATAGTCGGATTAGTTCTTTGAATTATCTTTAACAGCTCATCAATACTCATTATCCTACTCTCCTAACTGCTCCAAGTATCATGTCAACAATGCCGAATACTTCATCTCCATAAGTCGCTACAAAATCACATAATATTTCTTCCTGCTCTATTGGCAAATACACATCATAGGACATACAGATTGCGTGGCATACTTCGTGTATAAGCACTTTGCGTTGCATAAATCCACGCAAGGCATTTGACAGATAGATGGTATGTGTATTTCTATCTGTTACACCTAGCACAGAAACATTGTCTGACCGCTTTAATTCGCCCGAATTTGAATTTTTATATTGCACTTGCCACATTGTGCCATTGATGTTAAAAATCATCCGTATGCTCCTTTCTGAATAAAACAGGCTATGAATATTGCTACTCATAGCCCTTAAAATCATATCTTAGATACAAGAGTACTTAACTTTGTTCTAAGCAAGTTCTTCTCTTCTGCTGACATATCAGCCACCATACCTGTAATATCGCTTGCAAGTTCCTTAGTGTAGCTGTCAAGTGACTTCATCTTGTGTTCTTTATCTTCTGGTGTGTTATTCTTGTGCATTTCCTTAGTTTCTGTATAGTTTCTCTTTGCTCTGTCGTAATTACTTTCAGACATTGGCTCTGTATAGTACATCTTGCCATAATCCCTATCCATATCCCTCATATGTTCTGCTTCTGGGTACATATGGTAATATGGCGGCTCTTCATATCCTCTGCGGTATGTTCCTTTACCTTTTGGTGCGAATCTGCCATTTGCATAGCGGTAGTGGTCATAGTATCTTCTGCCACCCTCTTCGCCGTATTCGTCTTTTAAGGCTCTAAGAAGTTCCTTGTCATACTCTTTCTGCTCTTCGTCCGCTTCTTTCATTGACTTAACAATAACAGCTCTGTATTCTGCTTCATTCAAGTCCTTAATCATATCCACGACTTCGCCCATTTCCTTTGTATCGACATTCTCAATGCCCTTATCAAGTTCCGCAAGTGCTTTTTCTGTAAGGCATTCAATCATTTTGTGCATTCTTTCAATGTGCATAATATCAAGCCTCCCTTACTGCAATCAAATTACTGTTCTGAACTTCAATAGCCTGTGCTGATGTATTCTGCACCGCTACTGTACTGCAACAGCCACAAGGTACATCAACATATGCCTGTGCTGATACGTTAAATAAATTTTCAACTGCGGCTGGTGTAACAATCATTCGTGTTGACTGTAAAGGCTCTCCGTCTACTGCAATGGCAAGTGATATAGCTTCTACTGTACCGCCTGTCGGGATCTGAATGTTGCCAGAATATGATACTAAAAATCTTGCTTTGCACTGATTTGTAATACCTCTTAATTTGATAATCCCGCTTCCCTGTCTGTGGACTATACATTTGCTACCGCATACTGGTGTTTCTGTAAATGCAACATCTTCTCCGGCGGCAACTGTTTGTAATGCAATTCCTGTTATTTCCATTATCTTTACCTCTCTTTCATAAAAATAAGGGCAAACATTATAGTCTGCCCTTTGATTATAAGTAATACTGCTTAGCAGACATAATCGAGTTAAACTCAATTAAGATACTCAATTATTAAGTTTTAGCATCCGCAACCTGTATTGCAACCGCAACCATATGCATAAGCATTTGGGTTAGGTACGACATATGCCGGAATAGCGGATGGATTTACCGCATTGATAATCTGCTGTGTCTGAGCTGCCATCTGAGTTGTAAGTAGTGCGCTCTGACGATCCTGTGAAGCGGCTCTGCGTAAATCGTTGTTCTCTGCTGTGAGTGTCGCTATCTTATCCTGGCATAAGTAGTCAAGAATTGCTCTAGTACCTGCATTCTGGCTATCAATAATGTCTCTTGTGTTGCTATTCATGGTGTTCTGTAAAGCACAGGTATTAGTTGCTAAATTGTAATTAACTCCCTGAATAGCTTCTCTTGTCTCGCAGCAACAGTTAGCAAGCTGTGCCTGTAAAGCATTTGTATTCTGCATATTAGCGACTGTATCAGCGTTAATAGCCTGCTGAATGCCATATCCTGTCTGCATGATATTTGTGTTAATACCATTAAAGCCAGTAAGCATACTGTTGTTCATAGCATAGAAGCCGTCACAAAGTCCGTTGGAAATGCCGTCTAACTTGCTGATAACTGCTGAATTATCAAATCCTCTCTGAATATCAGCCTGTGTAGCCGCTGTCGCAACATAGCCACCGCCATTGTTGCCACCAAAGCCGCCAAATCCGCCATTGCCCCATCCAAAGAGTAATGCGAATACAACGATTATCCAAAGCCATCCGCCGTCAGCCCATCCGCCGTTATTGCCGTTGCCGTCAATGTTTGCGACTAATGGTACTGATGCTGTGTTGCAATTTGAACTAAACATAATTTTTTACCTCCGTTATTAAAATTTTATATACTTAATCTTGCAAGAATTAGTATCAAAGTTAATTAAAATGTGTTATAATATATTTGTACGGATAGGGTAGCTCCCGATAAGCTGTTTGTCCTAACAGTTTCCGTACATTAGCTGGTATAGGACATCTCACGCTGAAAGGACAGGTGTTATTTTTATGCAAGAAATTTGGAAAGATATTTCGGGCTATGAGGGCTATTATCAAGTCAGCAACTTGGGAAATGTAAAATCCATGGAAAGAATGGTTGAAAGGAAAAATAATGAAACAGGTAATCTGTCATTAAAATCAAGAATACTCTCCCTAAATACATATCCAAAAGGATATAAAAAAGTTACCTTAAGGAAAAATAATACAAGTAAGTCATTTTTTGTTCATAGATTAGTTGCTGAAGCATTTATCCCAAACCCAAACAATTATCCATATGTAAATCACAAAGACGAAAATCCAAGCAATAACCATTCTGATAATTTGGAATGGTGTACCAACGAGTACAATATGAGTTATGGTACACTAGGATATCGAATATCTTTGGCTAAATCAAAGCAAGTATTCCAATTTGACCTTGACGGAAATTTTTTAAATACTTTTTATGGAGTAAATGTAGCCAGCAGAATAACCAATATTTCTTCAACTTCCATCGTAAATTGTTGCAATGGAGCTTCAAGAAGTGCTGGCGGTTTTCTTTGGTCTTTTTCTCGAAAAGTTAAATTGCCCGAATATAAGCAGGCAAAAATTATTAAAAAATACGACAAAAATCATATTTTAATAAAAACTTACCACTCTATGAGAGAAGCTGAAAAAGAAGAGAAAATATGCGCCCAAACATTTAATAAATACGCAAATAAGAATATAATGTATAAAGGCTTTTATTGGGAACTTATATAGTTCCCTTTAAAGTCTTATATTTTGTTTTATTTGCGATACAAAATCATCTGCTTGTATACCTTTTTCTTTGCATAAATTTCTTGCTAATTCTTCTACACCTTTCATATTTCCGCTTTGTACCATTCCTAAAGCATTCTTCATGATAGGATTGCTCATAATCTGATTATTCCCCATCATCTGCTGTATAAACTGTTGCGGACCAGATTTCATCATCTGAAAAATGCTAATTGGGTTCATTCTTCATCACCGCCTTTACTTTGAGCTCTTGAAGTTTTTCTTTGCGTTCCTAAAGATTTATCAAATCTATCTTCTAACTGTCCTATTTTCTCTGATAATTCCTCAAACTTATTCAGAAATAACTCTGTACTTTCGTCTGATAGGTCAAATTTTGATTTTATCGCTTTGTTTGATGAATTGTTATTGTCGATAGGGTCAACAGGCTTAAAAGTCAAAATACGAGTTCTTCCCTCATTTACAATCCATTGCTTTCCGTAAATTTCCGTCCCATCTGCTTTTGGAAAGTAATATATGTTTCCATCCATTGGAATGTCTGTTGCTTTTACTGTATCTTCACCATCAACAATTTTTCCTATAAAGTTAATCTGCTGTGGCATTAATTGCGACATTTGCGGTTGCTGTATCTGGTCTGATTGTTGAAATCTCTGTATATTTGCCATAGGATTGTACTGATACGCTCCGTACTGTGGTACATAATTACTCATAATCGGTTGCTGATAAGGATTGTTCATTGTCTGCCTCCTCTAAAACTTCCTCAATTGCGTGGATAACAAGAGATAATGTTACTAAGTCAAGTTTCTGCAATTCTTCTTTACTCAAGATTTTTTCTCTAACTTCATCAGAAAACATTCGCACTACCTCTCTTTCTGATTATATTTTGACATAAAAAAAGACGGACTAACCGCCATATAAAAGCCAGTTATCCGCCAAAAATAAGCAAAAAAAAATAACGCCATTACGGCGTTTGCTAAACTTCTATGATTACTTTCTTGATTACCTCTTTATTTCCTTACAAAAAGACGATGTTCAAAAAATCTCCTTTCATTCAGTGTTTATGCGGGTTTGCAGTGTTTCTTCTCCTTGAAAAAATAGCAGGGGATGAGAGAATCGAACTCCCACCAAAGGTTTTGGAGACCCCTATCATACCATTTGACCAATCCCCTATCTTTAAGGAGAAGGATTGTTCCTTCAAAACTGCACATTAAATATATCATACCATATCTGTCTTTGCAAATACTTTTTCATCCGATTACTCTTAAGAATAACTCTCTTTGTTCTATCCAAACCGTCTTAACCTTTTCTCTTGGTTAAGCCCTCGACCTATTAGTACAGATCAGCTCCATATGTCACCACACTTC